TCTGTGTGGAACTTGCGAACAGCCAGCATAGGCGAAGCCGCAGAAAGGGAAAGTGATTGTTTTATCAGCGGAAATAGCGATGGAAGCAGTGATAATAACGGGCGTGATGTTAATTCCAGATGCGACTGGTGCTGGTGGATCGGTGCGGTGCGCGTGCTCACCCTGGGCGGGTGCGGATCGGCGTAAAAACCGCCCGCGCAGGGCGGGCCAGACGAATCAAAAGGGGCAAATCTCGTAACACGCCTGCAAAGCGTCTCCTGCAAGCGTAGCGGCATAGTACACGATAAAGGTTAGTCGTAAATTAAGAATATTCTCTGCACTGAATCGTAAATCACTGACCGCCGGGAAGGCTGCGCCGGCGCCGGATGGCAGGCAAAAAAAGACCCGCAGGAGCGGGCCAACTGATTAGGAGTTCGTCACTATTTTAGGAGTCGGTATAAAGTATAGCCGAAGCGGTGAATCCCGTATGACAGGCAGAAAAAAACCCGCCGGAGCGGGTTAAGTCATTCAAACGGAGGTTTTATCTCACTCGCAGCCACGATACGCGGTTGCGGTGAGAGAGAACAGAGTAAAGCCTTTCAATTCAGATAACTGCGATACCGCGCTCACGGTTTAAATTACAAGCCGCTTAACCTGGCCTCTTATCCATCTTGAGGCCACCAGCATGAAAACCAATACCTTCACACCTGCTCCGATCGCCGCCGGCGAAACGCTTTCCGTCAGAGAGGGCATCGGCCTGTCTTATCCGCTTGCCCCGGTGCCACTGGTGATGACGTTAATCGGCAACGACGGCACGCGGGCGCAGCTTACAGTGAATAACGGAAAGGTGACGTTCGAGGGCGATCCTGACGCTGCAGCGGATATGTTTATCGACGCGGTGACGCGCCGGCACGCGCAGCAGTGGACCGAACAGCAGCAGAAGCTGGATAAAGCGGAGGCGCAGCTGGCGCAGTACTCGCACCATAACGGCCTGATGATGCTCTCACAGCGGCTGGTGGACGCAGAGAAAGAGCGCGACACGCTATGGGCGGAAGTTCACCGCCTGCGGTCGGGCGGTAACGTTCACTGTAATCAGTGTATAAGCTGTAGTGAGTGAGTTACAGCCAATAAAAAAGCCCCTTAACGGGGCTTTTGGCAAGGCTGCATGGGTCACTTAATCAAATGCTATAATTACATATAATTTAGATAGTGGGGTAGTTAATTTACCCCAGCTCCGCACACTGCCTGATGCTGATCAGCGTTACCGGTGCTTATTCCGATGCCGCCGGCGCAGCCTCTGCCGCTGCGGCCACCAGCTCCGGCTCAGGCTGTGGGGCGTCAGTTTTCGCCTTTCCCAGTGCAATCGTGCGCAGCAGCTGCGCTTTTTCAACCGCTTCCTGCACCAGATCCTGATCCATACCCACTACAGCATATTTATCCAGGCCTTCCATGCGGTAACGGTCGAGCTCCGGCACGAACTGCAGCATGTTCTTTTCGTTATCCGGCGTCAGGTAAACCAGCCGCCCCTGCGCGTCCGCGCCGGCAGGGAACAACACCCAGGCACGCTGGCCCACGCCCAGAACCTGCAGGAACAGCAGGGAAACCGCCAGCGGCAGAGACTGCGACGCGCAGCTGACGTGCTGCTGCCTGTCTACCAGCAGGCCGTGGCTCTGCACATCATAGGGGTTAAAGCGGGAAACGGTCTCCGCGCGCCACTGGCCCGCCAGGGAACCCGACACAAACGCCTCGCCGGTTACGTTCATCGGCAGCTGGCTCATGAGGTGCTGCGCAAAGCTATGATCCATTGACGGCATCAGCAGACGGGCGCCCGTTTTCTCATTGATGGCTTTCACCGCTGCAGCGCGTTCTTCGTCGTGCGCCGGCAGCGACTGCTCATGCGCCAGCCAGAACGATTTATCGTCATTCTCATGGCTCCAGACGGTAACGCCTTCAACGTTCTGCGGGGTAAAGCCCATCGTGGCCAGCAGGGCGATTTCCAGATCGGCAGGGCTGATCTCGCCTTTCCCGTTAAGCTCAATGGACGTTTTGCTGCTGAGAATATATTTGGTCATGGTCTGGCCTTACTTGCTGGTGGTTTTCTTGGTGGTCGTGGTGGTCTTGGTCTCTTCAGCTGGCTCAGCATCCGACGACTCTGCAGGGGCATCCTGCGACGTTACAGGCACGTCAATTGGCGCTGGCTCCTGCGAGACTGCTGCGGTGCTGTCGTCGGCCGGCGTGCTGTCGGCAGCAGGCGTCGGATCGGTTTCCGCCGGGGTGGTGGAGCCAAAGCCGTTGTCGCCGCGGTCGGTTTCGGACAGTTCATCAACTTCTGTCCAGGTGACCGGCTCCACCTTCTCAATCACGGCCTGCGCAATGACCATGCCCGCCTTCGGCTCGATGGCCAGACCGCCTTCGTCGGCAATCATGCGCAGCTTGATCTCACCACGGTAGTCGCTGTCGATGATGGCCACGCAGTTGGACGGGCGCAGGAAGTTAGCGGTACCCAGCCCGGAACGCGCGTAAATCTTCATGCAGTAGCCCTCGGGGATCTCCACGGCCAGCCCGGTAGTGATCCACCACGCGCGCGGCTGGCGGGCGCCGCCCTGCGTCTGTACAACGTTGAGTTTCACGTCCAGCGCGGTGATATCCCACGCTGCAGCGCCTTTTGAGCCACGGAAAGGCAGGACGGCATCAGGGGTGAGGCGTTTAATCTTTACTTCAGGCATGACTTACTCCGGATTTTTGAAGGTGTAGTGACGGCGGTAGCTTGTCGAAAGAGGCGCAAGCGGGACGTCGTGAAATTCCACCAGCCCGCGCTCAATCAGGCGGCGGACGGGTTTAAGAAACTGCGCGCGGATCACGCCGTACTCGTTGAAAACGTCTGATGCAGTAATGACGTTTTTCTGGTTGAGCAGGGCGAGAATGTTGTTTTCCATCTTGGACATGCGGACCGGCGCAAGGGACGCAATAAATTTCACGGGGCGCGCCAGGCGATAGCTTTTCTCCGGCGACAGTTTGATCAGGCCGATATCCATCAGATCGGCCAGCGACTCGCGGATAGCGCAGGCGGACGTCTCAGCGGGCAGGGCGGCGGTAATGCCCCGGCGCAGGGCTGATGGCTTCTCGGTCAGCAGCGCCAGAATAGCGGAAGCGGTTTCCGGGTACCTGGCGCGAAAAATACCTAATTTAGTTAAAAGTCTGCTCAAAGTTCTGTTATCCTTGCCAGTGGTTTATTTCAGAATCCAAAACCCAATGGTTATGAGTAAACCCGATTGAACGGAATCAGGGAGCCAGCGATGGCTCCCTTTTTCTTTAGTCCTGCGTCCACTTCTCGCCCGTATCAGCACACACCACGCCATGACACACGCGCCCCTGATCCAGACGATAGGCCATGCCCCCCAGCTTTATGCGTTTGCGGCAGTGCTGCGCGCCTGACAGATAGGCATGCGGAACGGCGGAATCAATCGCCCCTTCCTCGGTGCACAAGCCGTCCTCAGCATCGCTGTAGCCGCGGGCAAACTCGCTCAGCACTTCGCGCCGATCCTCAAAACGTATTGTTTCGCCCCGGTCCTGGCAGCGGGCGTACTCAATCGCGCCATACTTCGCCAGAGTGGCAATGGTTTTGGGGTGCCTGAAAATCTCCTCGCCCCAGTAATGCCCGGTGCAGGAGTCAACGTAAGAGCCGTTGGAATAGGTGCCGATAGGATTAGAGACGTCGTGTGCGGTCGCCACTGCGACGAAGAAGTTAACGACGTTGCCGGTAACAGACATTATTGCCCCGCAAAAAGCCGCTGGCGGCTGCTGAACGTGGGTTTACCCTGCTGGCTGAATGCGTCGTCCACCAGCCCGACAAATCCGGCAAATTCCTTTCTGTAATACTCCAGGAGTTTATTTGCGGCGCGGTCGGTGATGTTGGAAACGTAGTAGCAGGCGCTGTGTCGGTCGCGGTAGGTCTTATCGAGGGTCAGCAGCGGGGCTGCTTCTGACAGGGTGCTGACACCAAACTCCACCAGCGCAACTCCGCCGCGCATAATGGCGGTAAAGCTCAGCTGGTGGGCGTCTATGTCAAAGGTGCGGTGCAGCAGTATCTGTTGTGTGGCCATCGTTAATCGCAGGTGCGGGACGGCCTGAATTGTGGGCTAAAAAACGCCAGGTTACAACGGTAATTTATTTAGAATTATGTGTGTTTCATATCGGTCATTCTCCGTCGAGAATCCCGGACATTTTGCCTTTCTGGCTTTCAGAGCGGCGCAGGTAGCGCATAACGGTTTTCGGGTCAGTCCAGGTGCCTTCCTGCATGATCTGCGTGATGGTCGCGTCGCGCTCCGCCATATCCATCGCCGCGCCCACGCGCGCACTATGGCCGGACCATTTCGTGTAGCGCCCTTTATTGTCTTTAACCGGATCTTTACCCAGCAAATCCCACGCATCTTTGAAAATCTTCTCCGTGGCCGGGGCGCTCATGGGCTTTTCCGACACGCCGGCCGTGTTGTTGTGGCGGACGGGACCGAATATCACGGCGTCGGGGCAGTTAATCAGCCCGGATACGTCCAGCCAGCGCAGCAGGTGGCCGGCGGCAGATTTGCTCAGGTGCTTTATCACGCCAGCGGCAGTCACCATCGTTTTTGTGTGGGTCAGGTTAACGATCACATGGCCGCTTTCGTCGATATCCAGATCGCGTACCCGGATGCGGCTCAGTTCAGACATACGGCACAGGGTGTTATAGGCCAGATACAGGAACGCCAGATTGCGCATATCGGTGAGTTTGTCAGACCGGCTCATGAGGTGCGACAGCAGCTGCAGATCCGAAAGCCGGAACGGTATGGCCTGTCCGGTTCGCTCGCCGCCCACCACGGCCTCGCGCTTGATGCGCTTCATGGCGCGCTGTACGTCCACGTTCAGCAGCAGCTGCGGCAGGCCGCACTGTTTGCAGAGCATGTTCATCATGGCGTAGTGCTTTTCGATCGTGCTCGATGCAAGCCCGCTTTCCGCCATAGACAGAAAGTAAATGCGGGCCAGCTCCGGATCGATTGGCAGATATGACAGGCCACGCGCATTGCACCACGTCGCCCAGCGCCGGATCACCGAAAGCAGATCGCGGAATGTATTCTCAGAATATGCGGCTTTATCGGCAATAAAGCGGCGCAGGTTATTTGCGACGTCCTGCGGCGTCAGCGTGGTTAATTCCGCCGGAATCACGCTGCTTTTAATTTCCGCTAAATGTCTCATCTATATATTTCCCTCAAAAACAGCATGGCGTCGCTACGCAAAAGTTATCAAAACGTCAGGGGGGTTATGCGTCAGATTTCACGTAGCGACGCCTGGCGATTGTTCGTTGCCTCTTCGCTCAGAATCCGTACAGAATGCCACGATTTGCACCAACTGATCATTTGATCATCCAACTACTGATCAAGCATACATGAAAGCTATCAAACTTTATATAATGGGTATTATTTAAAGTTTCATTTCCCGGCCAAAAACAGGCGCGGCGCGTGCTGAAGCGTCAGAAAAGTGTAAAATTTAGAATCCGGGAGGTTTTTCCGCGTGATCGGTCTCAGGGCTTCATATATGATCATCTGGCAGTCTGGTTTGTTACTTCGGGTTATAGTTCTGACTCGTAACATTGCAGGTAACATAAAGCGTAACGGTGGCGATAACACCTGTGAGAGACATGCGGACTTGTAGATAATTTATAAGGTCACTAAATACGGACTATTCTTAATATAGGGGTTTCTAAGAAGTTATCGTTTTACAGCATTTCTTTGCCCGTCTATATTTCCGCTTATTAAGTCCAGAGAGACTGCACAGCTGCCGCCTAAAAATTTTTGGAACACATTATGCCTAAGTTTAGCGACGTAGAATTTGAACAAAGCTATAAACATTTCCTGCAGGTTCAGCGTGAATGGTTCGGCCTCATTACACCTCTAATCGTGTACTCAGAGGAAAACGCCAATGGCGAAGATGCACGCCCGATTGCCTTCACGAACGACAAAAAGATTCTGGACCGCGCACAGCACCTGATTACCGAATGGCAGCGCTTTGCAGACCTGGCGGACGCCAAGCGCGCAGAGACCCAGGCTAAAACGCTGGCCGTCCATATCTCGTGCTACTCGCCGGTACCGACGATCATGGTAAACCCGCGCAAGGTAATAGTAACCCGTTTTCCCGGAACGTCATCAGGCAAAGCCACCCGTGAGAGCATTCTGAACCGCTATCACCAGCAGCTGCGTAAGCTGGATAAGGTTCCTTTTGCTGCCGGCGCTATCCTCTCACTGAAAGAGGAAATGAAGGCCTTTGAAAACGCACCGGAAGGGGCGCTTTACCGCCTGCGCATGAGCAACTACTTCGATACGCAGGTTATGGCGCGGTTTGACAGCCCGAACGATGAAAGAAACGTGGATAACTACCGTTACGGCGCTCACGGCATGCTGATTTACAGCGAGTACATGGATCTTAAAACGGATTTCACGGCAAACCTGAATCCCTCCAGCGGTGCAGTATCAGTATTTGACCTGATAAAGCCGCTGCCATGCGCCGTGCTGCCGTCCGCCACTGTTTACCTGATGGACGACGTGGACGCCGCCAAGCTCCACCACAAGCAGATTTACGTCATTGAGACGGCTATCTACCAGCGCGAACGCCTGTTTAAAAAGCGCAGCGAGGCGCTGATGTTGCGCTCCAGCACGCAGGAACAGGCGCAGAAAGCGCAGGAGAAGATTAAAGCTGGCGCAGAAGCGGTTGCTGAACTGAATGACATGGATCGTGAACTGATGAACATGAAAACAGCGGCCGGCGACACTGAATTGCTGACCGTGCCGGAAATGCGCGCGCGTTATGCAAATGAGTTTGGTCGCCGCAGTGGCCATACTCTGCAGCAGCTGGTGGAGCGTGCGCAGAAGCTCAGAAAGGTATAACCGGACAGCATGAAAAGGGCGCACAAGCGCCCTTTTTTATTGCCTGGCTGGTGGTCACGCCAGCAGCGCATCCAGCTCCTCCAGCTCTTTGAGTTTGCTCTCCGCAAAGTCTGCCATGCCTTCGTCAATCTCTGCCTCTGCCGGACGGTAACCCGTCAGGAAGATAAAGCAGTACGTGTCCCAGCGGTCAGGCGACTTGATGTTGAGTTTCTGGCGCATCTGAGGCTTCGGCACCATCATGATCCGCCCCATTTCATCCATGTAATACGGTATCTTCGATCCCTGCTCTGCCGTGTGCTGAGAGGCGTCTATGCGCATCCTGCCGGACCGGACAGCATCAGCGGCCATGATGTTCGCCCAGGCGCGCTGATTCTTGAAGCGCTCGCGCACCTTCTTACTGAACGGCGGTTGCCCCCAGCGGATATTGACCGCATTCACGCCCCGGCGCTCCAGCTGCTTCAGCGTGGCAGAGCCCACACCGTCACCATCGACGGCAATCGTGATCCCCGGATAGCGCTCCTGCGTACACTCGTTAGCGATGAAGTCACCGAAGGATATCGGGTCCATCGTGCCAGGCATTTCCACCAGCTTAAACGACACCACGCGCCGCGCATCGCCATGCCCGGACACCCTGCAGATGTTGAGTATCGACTTATCGCGCCCGTTACCGACGTCAGCGGTAGCCACCCAGCCCCAGCCTTTCTCCAGGTATACTTTGCGCCGCGCGGCACGATCGCACTCGTCACGCCCCAGCAGATAGCCGCTGATGTTGCGCGGGAAGCGCCCCAGCACCTTCACCATGTACTCCAGCGAGTCGCGCCCGCCATACTCCAGCAGCTTTTCCCTGATGAATTTCAGAGTAACGTGCGGCGCCTCCTCAGAATTAAGGACAATGGCATTCCAGATCCCGTCCGGGTTATCGGGGTTACGGGCTAACGAATGGTGCGAGTCATAGAAATAGCCGCTTGGCCGCGTAGGCTGCGACATCATCAGCATGCGGTTATCGGTCTCTGTCAGCGCACCACGCATGATAGCGATCGCTTTATCAGAGATACCCGACGCTTCATCGAGGATCAGCAGGATATGCGCGGCGTGCTCGCCGGCCAGTGCCTCTTCGTTACCGAGGCGGAAGCCCTTACAGAGCACTTCCCATATCCCCTTACGAGACTTCTCATAAAACATGGTGTCCGTGAGGGTGAAGTAGTTCTGCAGCCAGGGGTGACGTTTGGCGGCGTTAGCCCAGTAGGTTTTGACGTACTTGAATACGCCCGTTTTAACCTGCCCGATTTTGTTGGCCACGATGATTACGCGCGCATCCGGGAACATGATCATGTAAATCAGCAGCATCATAGCCGTCAGGGATGATTTACCGGTACCGTGGCCGGACGTTACCGTAGTCTGGCTTCCGGTCTCCTGTACGGAGTTAAGTATCTCTTCCTGCTGCCAGGTGGGGATAAGGCCAAACAGCTCGACTACTGCCGTCGCCCAGTCATAGCGATAGCGGATCACCATGTCGCGCCAGCGCGGATCGGTGGTGACGCTCCTGATGCGTTTTTTGCCGCTCATTCTGCGCCATCCCTGTCTTTCATAACGGATAGCATATCGGTCATAACGGATTCATCGTCGGACATAACGGATTCATCGTCGGACATGACGGATATCTCCGGCGGGATATCATCATCGTACAGGTCAGCAGTAGCCGCATAGTCAAAATTGCCGCTCAGATTGGCCTCTCCTGCGGTTTCGCCGGCGCGCATCTCTCCGTCTGCCTGGACGTCACCAAACCCGCCTTTGTCCACCAGCGCGGCAACCTCAGCACGACGCGTCTCAACAAAGGCAGCGGACGCGGCCTGTTGCCGGCGATACTCCTGCGCCTCCAGTTCCAGCTCCGCCTCGCTGACCTGGCCGCTTTCATCTACCGGCGGCTCAGCGTTCTTGAGCTCGTTTTCGAGACGTCTGGACAGAGACTCAGGCAGTTTGATGCCGTGGCGCTCGATGTACTCTGCCGTCTGCAGCAGATCCCAGTCCTCCGCCTCGCGCAGCTGGTAGGCGCGGCTGATAACCTCGCCGGCGTTATGCGTCAGCGCATGCTTCTCATTGTCGCGCCGGTTCTTATCGGTACTGCCGGCGATCGCTGCTACCCGCGTGGCGTGGTCATTAACCAGATAGCCGACCTCAATCATCAGCTTGGTCATTTTCAGGATAGGGTGTGGTCCGCCGCCGCCGTCCTCCTCCTCCCCCTTCTTTCTGCCGCTGGCCATGTTGTCGGCCTCAAGCTCAAACAGTTCTACCGCACGCGCCGTGGTGCGCTTGAGCATGTCCATGTGCGCCAGCGAGTCAAACAGCGCTGTCATGGCGCTGGCTTCCAGCCCCTCGCCCAGCACCTCTAACGCCGCTTCATAATCCTGCGGCCGCGGGTAAGCTCGCCGGTTGGCGACCAGCTTGGTTTCATGGCCTTCTTCAAAGGGTTTACCCTCGCCGCGGGGCTTGGCGGTGTGCTTCGGGCGCCCGTCACTTTGATCACCCTCATTTATGATCTTTTTGGCATGTGAAGCATTGGGCTTTTTCTTCCCGCCAGGCTGCGGCGCTGCGTCAGCGCGTGGTTCCAGCACCCCCTCCAAAGCCGCGCTGTGCCTGAGTTTGCGCCCGTTCCGGCGTATGGTGAGGTCGTCTTTTCTTGTGTGATCATTTTGATGATCAGAAGCGTGATCACCCGAATGATCATGATTGTGATCACCACTTTGATCACCCATCGCGGCCAGCGCTTTACCGTTCAGCTCCCGGCGGGCCGTGTTGAATGGCAGGTTGTAGTACTCGCAGTACTCTTTGACGGTTATCCCGCTCTCGGCCTTCTGCTCAATGAAAGCCCTTCTGTGTTCATCCCAGTTAACTTTGGACATGGTTTATCGTTCAAATGAGGCCAATAAACCGGGATGGTAAGGAGTCTGTATTTTGCAGTGATCACAATAATGATCACGAAGCGCGCAAACGCATCTGAATTTGTCAGATGCAGAGACACTTTTATAAAAAACTGTGTTATTTTTATGTCTCAATCGAAGTGCGAAATTAACCATTGGGTAAATAAATGTCTAACAAGAAAGCAGTTTTAGTAGCAGTGGATGCTGGTTCCGGAAACGTGACTATCGCCTATGAGGAAAAAGGTCAGTGGGTCTCTCGTATCACGCCATCCCTCGTTGAAGTAGGCCACCAGCAGTCTATTTCCAGCAACGCCTCCTCTATCTGGCTGACAGAAGGCGACTTTGGCAAAGAGACCGCATACACCGTCGTTAAAAAGGGCTTTACCGACCTCTACGACACCTGCGACCCGGACTATCAGATCTCCGCGCCTCACCGCGTGCTGGTGCATGAATGCCTGAAACGCGCGGGTATCGTGGACTGCGACGTTATTCTTGGTGAGACGCTGCCTATCGGGCAGTACTACAGCGGCAACGGCGTGATCAATCAGGCGCGCATTGATAAGAAAGTTGCCAGCCTCAAAAAGCCAGTACGCAACTACAGCGACGACGTACAGCCAGCGCGCATTAAACACGTACAGGTATTCCCGGAAGCAATCCCGGCTATTCTGGCGGCTCAATCTGAGTTCCCGGAGCTGGAAGAAGAAGCGCAGACCATTCTGGTAGTGGATATTGGCCGCTTCACCTGTGATATCGCTATCGTGGATGAAGAACTGGTTCCAATCAAAAAGGCCAGCTTTGAGCATGGCATTCAGAAGATGATCAACCGCGTTCGCGTATTGCTGCAGGAGTTTGAAGTCACCTCTGGCCGCTCTTTTAATGCAGAAGAGATCCCGCCAGGTGCAATCGACGACATTATCCGTCAGGGCTATATCGGCTCACGTCTGGAAGCAGCAAAAGCCAAGCGTATCGACGTCACCAGCGTAATTAATCAGGCCGCAGGCGAGCTGGCAGCGGAAATCTGGCGCGACGTGCGCTCTCTGCTGCGTAACGCCATTGCGGTTGATGCAGTGCTGGTGGTAGGTGGCGGCGCTAACTATCTGGCTGGCCGTCAGGAAGGGCTGACCGACTTTACAGCGGGCTGGCATGATGTGGTCATGGTGCCGGAGAACCCGGAAGAGGCTAACGCACGCGGCGTATTCATTGCACTGATGGATGCAGAAGATGAATTGCGCGATATGGTAAAAGACGCCAGCAACGTCAGCGATATTACCAGTCGCGTCAGCGATAAAGGTTAATCATGAGTCAGGTATTAAGAATTGTAGGCCTGGAAGAAGATGGGCTTTTCGGTTCCGCCGTTTTAAAGTCATACAATGGTCTGGCAAGCCACAGCCATAAGCGTAACTATCTGGCGCGCATAGTGCGCAACGGGTACGCAGTGGATGAAATGGGGCTTAGCACCCTTATTGAGCTGATACAGACGACTGACGGCAAAAAGTTCATGAAGATGAACCAGCGCGACCGTATGAAGCGCCTGTTGAGCCTGATTAACGTCGTTATGTGTGAAGATGTACCGGAGCTGCCGGAGTCAGACGTACAGCCTGCGCCTGCGCCAGTGGTAAAGGCCGCGCCAGCCCCTGCAGAGCCACCAGCTGCAGCCCCGGTCTCACAGCCGGAACCCGTGGCCACCGTAAGCGAGCCAGAGCCGGACCCGGTGCCACCAGCAGAGCCGGTAGCCGAAGCCAGTAAGCCTGAAGAGAAACCGTCTGCATCAGTTGCCCCTGACGCAGATTCTGAAGGTGAAGCGAAGGTGTTTGGCGCAACGCGCAAAAAGTCGGGTAAAGGGCGCAGCCTGATAAACCCGGCAGGCGCGAAAAGCTGATCCTGCCTTCTCCACCCCGTTCACATGAGCGGGGTGTTTTCTATCCTTCCCCGCATACACCTGTCCATTAGTTCCCTTGCCATCACGCATACAGAACGTAGCTCCATTTCCTTTGACTGGAGGCGGCGCTTCGTGGCGCTGGTAACAACCAGCGAATCGTAGTCAATGTCCGGGCGTCCGCGCGCTTTGAAGGTGTAGCCTTTTAACGCATCCAGGCGGTACTGACGTGGATAAGCGTCAGGGTGTACGCAGCATTGCGCAAAAGGAGAGCGGACAAAAGAGCGCAGAATATTAGTGATGATACCGGGATTGACTAATAAGTGCGGGTACTTTGCTTCCACCAGCCGGGTAACCTCTGCTACCGTCATATAATCACGATTGCGAACCAGCAGATCCGCCACCTCTATACTGCTCACCTTTTTGACCATGTATCGCTCCGCTACGAAAACAATACATGCAATTCTAAATGATGTGAATTTTGCGTGGATTACAAAACGCGCATTTTAGAGTTTTCCCATTCAGATTTTCTTTGTGCTATGAATTTTTTACGTCTGGCTGGTTTAAGGTTGGTTAAGGTTAAGGGCTGTAATGAGGGATGGAAGCAGAGCGTAAATAGTGCTGTGCGGAGTGAATTATCTAAAATTAGTACCAAATAAAATTGAATTTTTCTACTTTGGGGTATGCGTTCCCTAAAGACTATTTTAGAAACCTGTATTCAGGGCTGGTTCAGCCAGCCCATCCAGATCAGCGGTAGCTTTTCAGCAGGTGGCTAACAGTGTTCGACCAGTTTGTTACAGTGTCACGGGCTAAGCGGTGGACAACCTGGCTGTAAAGGTTATCCGGCAACGGTTCCCCGGCTTCATCCTCAAACCGTAATCCTTCTGTCGTGCCTGGCTTACTCATATTCACACTGTAATCAAACTTGCCCGTTGCCCCGTACATGCCTATCTGCTGCTGAGCCTGCCAGGTAAAGCGCACGCCACACCCTTTCCTGATCTCAAACACTACGGTCCCTTCCACCAGCATCGCTGACTGCTTCTCACCTGTAGGCAGTGACTTATTGCGGCATGCCACCGATGTGACTTTGCAGTGATCCGCGCGCCAGCCCAGCAGCTCCAGCCCTTTGAGTTTTACCGTCTCCATTAAATCAGTCTCCAGTCGCTTGCCAGCAGATCGGCGGTTACGGGCGTCCAGTCAGCCGTTGTCAGCTGCTCGGTGTTGGTCAGCACGAACTGAGGCATGCGCGTTACGGACGCCTGCGGATCGTGGTCAAAGAATCGCGCCGGCACGCCGTACATATCGGTGCCGTTCAGCGGGTGCCGTGTGGTGCCTCTGCTGAGGCGCAGATGCATTCCCTCTCCCCACGCTTTACGTGCCACTTTTGCGCCGTCAGAGAGCCACACATGCGCTACGGCCATAGGCGCGCCCTCTTCCCTGAATTTCAGCATGCCCTCGTCTATCAGCTGCTCGTTGCGCAGGATCAGATCGTTCAGCTTCAGCATGGCCAGACAGGCAGCATGATTAAGCGATTCCCCGCGGGCGGTCATGGTCAGTGCGCCTTTGCTCACCGTGGCTGACCAGTCTGTTGCGGTCTGTGACTGATGCGTTACCACAAAGCCCAGGTGCTCCAGAGCGTTCAGCAGCGCCATATAGTCGCCGGTATAGTTGCCCGCAGCGCCGGCAATCATGCCAATCATTTCGTTTATTTGTTGATCGTTCATCGTTTAGTGGCCTCGTTTGGTTTTGCGCTTATGGGCGCTCTGTCTGCGCTTCTGCGCGGCCTGTCGTTTACGTTCGCGGTGCTGCTGCGCTTCTTCTACGCTGGTGGCCAGCCGCTGTATTCCTTCCTCGGCGGTCAGCTGCGGGCGGTCCGGCAGCTGCAGCGACCTGACCTGCAGCACGGGAACGGTGGGCGGCCGGCGCGCCAGCCAGGTGAGACTTCCCATCAATGCGCCCATCAGTGCGATCTTTTTCATGCTCTCTCTCTGTCGTGCAGGCGTGCAGAATCCCCGGCGATTGCCGGTGATCAAAATTCACCTGATTAATTCCGGCGCCGGGTGCGCACGGGGATGTTCTGAGGCCTGTCCCGGCGACTGGCCGGGTGGCTATGTAGGCATTGTGCTGGCCGGATTTGAACCGGCGACCTTTCGCTTGTCCCTTTAACCGCCCTGCAGGCCGAATAAAAGAGCGAACGCTGCTGCCGCTGAGCTACAACACAACGATAAAAGCCCGTCTGCCGGTGCTCTTACCTGTTGGCCTGTATCAGCTGGCCACCAGCTGTGCGATCAGCCATTTATGACCGGCAAACAGTCCGGCATTCAGCAGCAGATGAAACATGACAAACTGCATCGCTCTGACTGTTTTGATGTACATGCTGGTGTCCATACTGCCTAAACCCTGATTAACTGACTGAATTGTTCTAATCATGCCTGAATTTTCATGTCAGCGCTTATGCGTGCGTATCTGTTAGGCGTTAGTGGTGGCCGGTGCCATACCCGGCAAGTAACCTCTCAAGCGACTGGTCAACTCGGTTACTGGCGGCTTAAACCCCTATGCGGTGCGATTGATGAAGCGGGGGCCAGTCTTGCGATCGCAGCAGCAACTGCGAATGCACCACAACGGAGAGAGCACTGAGCGGCTAATGCGCTTTCCTGTTGTGAAGTAAAAGGCCTCCGGAGAGGCCGGGTAATGCTATTTAACGCCGATAAAAGGCATTGGTGCGCTGTTGCCCATGTACTGCGGCAGCGTGCCATTCCACTTATTAATACCTTCCAGCTGCAGTACTTCCGGATTTTGGCGCAGTGCCTCACCGCGCATGGCGATAGCGGCAGATTCAGCTTTAGCGTGCAGCATAGTTGCATCAGCTTCACCGCGGGCAATCTCGATGGCTTTCTGTGCTTCGGCTTTTGACTGCTGAATTTCGTTTTCACGCAGCAGAGCGCGTTGAGTCGCCTCAATCTTCGCGTTAATCGACTCTTTTACCTTCGGCGGATATTCCAGATCGCTAATCCATGACAGCTTAACGATGCGAATACCCAGCGGATCGAGTTTGGATTTCAGATCGCCAGTGACCGCGTTCAGTAGCTCGGTTTTACCACCAGCAGCCAGAGAGTTAATATCCATGCGGCCGGAATGATTGATTAACGCATCGCTGATGTTCTGGCGAATGTTAATGTCGGTGATCTCTTCAACGCCTTTCCGGTACTTCTGAAAAATGGACGTTACTTTGGTCGGATCAACGTAATACTCAACGCCTACCTTTGCTTTGATATCCATTGAGTCCGCTGTCTGGAAAACAAACGGCACATCATAGTTGTGCAGCTGGTTGAACGTCGGGAACTGATAGATTTCCTCGTTCATTGACAACCAGTAACGCCCGGTGCCGACTTCCTGCTGCTGGACACCCTTTTCATCGCCATACAGCTCAACTTTAACGCCCACAAAGCCCGTCGGCACGGTTACGCGATCGCAGCCAGAAAGTAGCAGAGACGCACCAATAGCCAGTGAAGCCAGTGCTAATTTAGTTTTCACGCTTCGTTGCCTTACTCAGTTGATTAGAAATAACGTGCATAACGTGCTTGAGCCATTTGAGGATTAGCCATGCATAAATCGGCATAGTGGCCAGCACAATGAATCCGGCTATGCAAAGAACGGTGTCTTTACTGGATATCAACCACGGGGCAGCGTGGCCGTAAGCCATGAATCCGACAAAAATCAGGCAAATAAATCTCAGGTAAAAGCTAATCAAACTGCGTCCTCAAAGGTAATGCATACAGAGAGGGACACTGCGTAAAACAGAGCAACGCCCTTTTCTGCAGGTACTACCGGCGACGCTTTATCTTCGCATCACTGCGACAGGCTTTGATAACCGTTTCAAAGCCGTAAATGACCACCAGCGTGTAAATGATGGTGAGGCCTGGATGCTCTGCAGCAAACGCTAAAAACGGCATATCGTGTCCTGTCTGTTAGGGATGCTGTCTCTGATGCAACTGGTCTGTACTGAAACTGGCAGTGACGGCTGGATTTGAACCAGCGACCTTCCGTACTCCTGAGTTAAAGCCGGACGCTCATTCCCCTGAGCTACATCACCATAAACGGGTTGCTGTGATCGGTTTCCGTTAGCGCGATTGTTCAATGAGGCGGGAGTGAAACCCGCTTTGCCTTCGCAGCCCATCGCTGACCGCCAGCGTCGATTCGCCGGCAGGGCTTTCGCCCCGTGGATTGACTCCACAACTCCTACGGTGTGTTAAAGCAATCACCACAACGGCTGAGAGCACTGACCCCCTGCCCGGATAACGGAGCCTTTACCAGTCTCCGCCCAGTGCTCTCACCGTTGCGTGCCGGTCTTTCCCGGCTGTCACGAACTTTTTTGAGGTCTGCCGCTGACCCTGCCCTGCCACCAGCCAAATCAGCCAGTAAGCAGCGCGTCGCCTGGTGTTGACGTGTAGTGCATGGGGGGCTGGTGCCTCCAGCTGTCCGATACGGAACCTACGGACGGGATTTACCAAGAGTATATATCTGAGTTCCGCCCCGCGTGCGCATAGCCGCATTCCCCCATTTGTGAGCGTGCTGTCAGAGGCAGTTACACCCGTCGCCAGGCAGCAAGAGGATGCCAGCACGCTCACAAATGGCGATCCCTTACGGGGATCAGGCGGGAGCTTGTTTAAGCCTCACGGGGCGTTCTATGCGCGGGATAGTCCAAAACCGCGTTCACTGCCGTGACAGGAGGGGCTACATGCCGTTCACCCTACTCATAACATGCCCGGAAAATCTGGAGACTACCGGGAGCGGCCCGTTACGAACTGGTGCAGGCTGGCGGGATCGAACCGCCGACTATGAAACACTCTGCCGACTGAGCTAAGCCTGCTGAATTGGTGCCGGTGCATACCCGGCGCGGACACTTAGGCGTCTGGTCAACCTGTCCGCTTGCGTAAACAAAAGGGAAGAACCACCCCTGCCAGATTTGCATTGCGTCTGCCTCGCTGCTGAATCCTCTCTCCGATTCAGCCGTGAGCACACATCATGCGCTCACGGTTAAACCTGAAAAAAAGCCCGAAAACTATCGGGCATTAAATGTTACCAACCAATATAAAGCGCACTCACAAAATGCGCTTTAGAGTGGGAAAAAAGACAGGCTAAACAAAATGTTACCGTCCAGCCTGATTGCACTAAATTTTTAAAGCCACGATGTTACAGCGAGAAGAAATGTACACAAAAATACGGAAACAATCAATTAAAAATGGCTCTGTATTTTAGAAATGTATGTGTTTATTTCAGGCAGCTTTTTGGCCCTTAACGACGTCTGGTATTTGGGTTTTTGAGGTTTTCAATATCGCCATTGGTTTTTGACCAGGCAATGCACCAGCTGTTAACAGCAGCGCGGATCTCGTCTACCGTGGCCTCGCTTAGCCCTTTGACCTTCACCAGTTCCGGCGGCAGCTCACCGCCCACAGCCGCCACCGTGTCATAACCGGCTTTTACCAGCGCGTTAAGCGCACGCGCCGGGATAGCGAGCTCGGAGACCGATGATGCGCTTGTGGAGTCGTGGAAAGTCCAGCGCCAGGCGGGTCATGATGCGCTCATGCAGTTCATCGTTGATGGCCGTGTCCCACATAGGGAGTAAATCAGGCAGGATGCGGAATACCGGATTGCCCCATATACCCGGCACCACGTCCATTGCCAGCATCATCGCCGTGCGGATCTGGTAGTGGAAATTTGCCGTCTCAATGGACACGTCACGGATGCCGTGAAATACGCTAAGCCCGAAGTGGTAATTGTAGATATAGCAGCCCACGTCGCCGCTGCCGTCCGGCAGCTGTAGCAGGAATTGCGCCACATCTTCCTGCCCGTCGTGAAACTCCACGCGCTCTTTGAGATTGTTATGCAGAGCCGTCAGTTTAATCAGCTCATTAGCCGTCTCACCGCGCAGGCGACGCTCTTTACCCACTTCTTTATCTGCAATATTCAGCTTCTGCTGCAGTTCCTGTATCAGTGCGCTCTGCTTTTTGCGGTCGGCGCGGTGCTGAGAAATGGTTTTGTCGCGCTCCTGCAGATCTGCCGCCAGGCGTTCAGGATTCTTGCGGCGGTAGTGTGTAAATTCCTGATTCAGAGTGGTCAGCGCCAGCTGAGCGGTAACCAGCGCACCTGCGCTGCGATCGCGGGCGTTTTCAGCATTGATAGCGCGATTTTCGGCCTCACCTTCACGAATGCGGGCTTCCTGAATGGCTTCATCAGCGGCGTTCTTCGCCTCAAGGCGAATCTGAGCTATCTCTGCGGCCAGCACGGAATGCTGGTCCAGCTCCTGCTGTACGTGCTCCAGCGCCTCTGCCAGCACGTTGTAGGTATCAGCTTCGTGGTTAAGGCGCAGGTTGATATCAATCTGCACCTGCTCCAGCGCGGACAGGCAGTTATCCAGCAGGCGTTTTTCTAGATCGTCGAGTTTCAGGCGCTTGCGCATAGAACTCAGCTGGCCATAGGCCGTTACAAACGTCTGGTGCAGTACTTCATCGTCAACGGGGCATTCAGGAAGTTGCTGCAGCTGCTGGAGCACATTTTGAGAAGTCATGGTTGGTTTCAGATCCGCTGTAAATTTGCGGCTGATTCTAACGTGAAATTAACCACTGTCTATAAAATGTTTTAGAATTGTGTGTGAATTTTTGGGGGGGGTCAAGGAAAGAGGCAGGGGGAGATCCCCTGTCTGGTATAAAATTTAGCCTGCGAGGAGAAACCCGCAGTAAAGCGCAGTGGCTGCAACAGTCAGCCAGAACGCCTGCAGCAAAACGGACGGCGGGCGCACGCGTCCGGTTTCGTATTCCTCCTGCGTCATATGGCCCAGATAACTCATGGCCACCAGCACGGCGTTTTCGTCAAAGTCGAGCGTTGCGCGCAGATGCTCCAGGGCAGGACGCGTCACCTGGCGCGTGTTCAGGGTAACCACGCCGGATCGCATTCTTCCCGATTCGCCGGCAAAGCAGACGGAGTGATAGTGGAAACGAGACATACGGCGCATCAGGTCGCCGTATGCCAGTCTGTCATTTCAAAGTCCGGCAGGCTCGGCTCATAAGGATGTTCGCTGCCGTCAGCCTGATAAAGCACCAGCTGTATTGCGCTCGGCCTGTGGCTGCGTGACTTTTTTCGTCCCATCAGAAAATGCCCCGCTGGCCACTCGGTCCGCCTCACGGCAAGCTCCAGATTTTCGTGCAGGCGATTCATGGCGTCGTTGTACCCGAAAAGCGCGACAGGCTGGCTGTCTACGTCAATGGCACCGATACCAATTTTGCCTAAACCCTCAACCTGAACCGTTGTCATGCGTGCGCGTCCTTCTGTAAATGTTTTGCGTAAAATTAAACCAATGCCCTTCACGCCGCCGTAGTAACACAGCGTGCGTTCGCTTAAACCACTGCGGGATTTAAGCTCGTCTTTCGACACTTTCAACGCTCCAGCGTCTGCTGCCATTTCGGCAAATACCGCCAGCCCAAGCTGCAGGCTTTCCCGCGTTTTTTTACGACGCGCAGCGAGCCGGAAAGCAGGGCATGGCAGAAAAAAATTTGCATTAAACAGCACTTAATTGCTCCAGAACTTTTCATTCTCATGCGCCGGCATGGCTTCGCCAGGCTCAAGCGCCACGTACTGTCTGATAACCCTGATGGTTTCTTCCGGTGAAAACGAGAGCAGGACATAAAATCCCCCGGCGCGAAGCCGGTTCATCCATGTGACCTGTGTCTCAGCAGGCATTCTCTTGCCGTGCTTTTGCTCTATCCGCATGCCGTGGTAAATGCCCGACGCGATCTCAAGCCCCATATCCGGGTAACCGCGCTTGGCCCCTTCGGCTTCAATAGCTGCCGCGGTCGCCTTTAAACGGAACCCTCCGTTTGGTATGGCAAAAAGGTGATCGTAGATATGGCTGTCTGAACGGTGAAAATGGTCGAAGATAAAGACCTGATCGTAGTGTTCCTGCTTGCCTTTGCGCTTTTCAGGGTTTTTAACGAGAGCAGCGAGTGCTGTCGCGTGGGCGGAAAGCGCTTTAACCGGTGCTAACCAGTCTGCTGCCTTGCCTGCTTTCGCTTTTGCCGGAGCCGCTTTCTTTCCTGAGTGAGTGCCTGTCTGTGTTTTTTGCCTGTAGGAGTGAAGCCAGTCTTCAGTAAAACGCATGTCCGGAATCTTAAGCCGCAGATAGTGTTTCTAAAAGGGATTTGCGTCGGGGGGTATTCTTAACGCTTGGAAAGGAAAAAACAAGCCTGTAATTTACATCTTCATGAAGTTAGCAATTACAGGCTTTTATCAGGTTATTAGTGCGCCAGATAAACAAAGTAAAGGCTGAAAATGATACCTAAAGTTGAAAGAACGAGTGTGACAGCCTGCCTGAATACATTAGCCGCGCCTGACTCTTGAGGTGTTTTTGTCTGGTAAACGGTGGAGTTAACAAAGTCGCGCTGTGCAAAATTTTTCATGATATATTCTCGTTGTTGTGTGCAGGGGTGCCAGTCGCCACAACTTAACCCCTGCAATTTGTTGAAGCCCGACCATATAGCCGGGCTTTTTCGTCTGGTCTCCCCTGACTTCAAATGCAAATCTAAATGCTTGTCTTAGAAAGATCAATATAAATGTGCAGGTTTTTGTATATTTTCAGGCGTGGCAAGGCCTACAGCGCCTCTTTCAGCCGCTTTATGGCGTCGTCCAGTGCGATATACCAGCTCTGTTTATCCAGTTCGCGCAGCGTTTTTACTCGCTGCTGCGTGTACGGATTGATCACCCAAGCCCACGTCTCAAAGTCACCGTCGGCGTAAACGTAAAACACGTTTTTGGGCCGGTTGAAGTGTAATAGTGCTCCCGCTGCGCTGACATACTGCTCGATTTCCTCTTGCTTAATGTGCTTGTTGATTCGTGGCACGGCGGCTCCTAAATTCTTCGTTTTTCTATGGACTCGTCATAGCTGACGTACAAATACGGCTCTGTATCGTCCGCTGACGGCATAACGGGCAGCAGGTGGTATGCACTGTATACCGCGTCGTTCTCCGTGCGATCGTCGGCGTACAGGTGCGCAGCCACTACCGTCAGGGCTGGCCGGGAGAGCGAGTATATTTCGGCAACGTCGCTTTCGACTACCTGCCCGAATTGAGTAATAGCACTTTCCAGTAAAAGCAGCTTGATTGCAGGCCACCACGGGCCGAACGCGCGATACGCAAAGCGGGCGCTGCCGGCGCGCTTTACCACGTTTTCCAGATAATACGCGACAAACGCCTCTTCGGTGCGCCCGTCCAGGGCAAGCGGCAGCAGGCTTTCAATGTAGGTTTCGGTTGGCTTAATGGTATCAATCAGTGTCGTCATGTGTGACGGCCCTTTCGGGCCGCTCCTGTGTTATGCGTTTTCGATATCCGCGCGCAGCGCATCGAGATCGTGTGAGGAAGGGATAAGCCATGCAGGCTGCGTGAACTCGTTCCCGGCTACCGGATCGGCTTCAAAGTTCCAGAATTTCGCGCCGTACTTCTCTTTCATCAGGTCGCGCACCGCTTTGCGCTTAAGCACCGGCTTATCGCTGGTGTCCGTCAGCACGTAGGCGCCGCCGGCCGGGAAGTCGATTTTAAAGGTGCGGTTCTTCCACTTGCGCGAGGCCACCAGCTCCTGCTCGTTTTTCAGCACCTGGAAACCGGATGCCTGTTTCTGCGCCTGCTCAGCCCGCACGGCGGTTGCCGCTGTGGTGGCCGCAAGGTTCGCTGACGCGCGGCGCTCTGCCAGTTCTTCAGGCGAGAGTTTGCCGGTCATCAGCGCCTTATAGTCCGTCCACGTCGGCGCGTGATCCCGATATCCGCCCTCCTCCATCTGCTCCAGGAAGGTATAAAGACCGCCCACCAGCGCCTTAACCGTCCGGGAGGACAGGAAGGTTTCAGCCGTCACGTCTGATTCACTCAGATCGCCCAGCGCCACGCTGGCGCGCAGGAACTGTGCCGCAGGCGACTCGGTAACGTTGGCCGCGTTATCAATATCGCCCATCGCTTCGTGGCGCGTTTTATCCAGCACCGTGGCAATGGTCGCCTGGATGCTTTCCGGGGTGTACTGGCGGAACTGCTGCAGCGCTGCAGCGGCGTACTGATCAGCCAGCGCCCTGACGGCTTTAACCTTGCTTTGCCCCATCCCGTCGCGCAGCTGGTTAAACATCGCCTCGTACTCGTTGCTGTTGGAAAAGCCCGACATGGCATTACGGAACTGACGGATGCTGATGCTGTTGCTCCAGAAATAACTGTCCTGGCTGGCGCCTAAGAAATAAGCCTTTGCCTCAGCGTCCGTTGCGCCGGTCACTTTGCGCCCCTGTGCGTCGCCTGCCTCAAATTCCGCTACCAGCTGGCTGAACACCTTAACGACGTCCTCCATGCCCGCCTGCTCGCCGTAGCCCTGCATTGCCGTGTTGTAGTTACCGCCAAATACAGCCTTAAATACGGCCTGCACTGAATACAGGTTTCTGGTCAGGCTGTACTGATACAGCTCGCGCTTCAGCTGCTCGTCGCCGTGATCCGGATAGAGCCAGTCCTCCGCTTTAATGCTGTCCCGGACGGTAATGCCCGCGTGGATATATTCATGCTTCAGCTCGCCGGCCGCGTCGCGGTACATCCAGGCGTCCGCCTTCACGTTCATCACGCCGGCGCGAATGGCGGCGTAGAAGTCCGCGCGGCTCAGCGTGTCGGCCAGCGAAACCGGATCGATACCTTTTGCCGCCTTCTGCAGCGCTTTCGCCTGGTCAGTCGTGATTTCCACGCGATCGCCAACCAGATCCGCCGGCATTTCCGTGAATCCGCCAATGTCCGGCCTGGTATAACAGCGAAGCGGCTTGTGGATCAGCTCAACCTCCACCGTGCCTTTCTCCGGGAAGAATTTGCGGATCTGGAATACGCCCTTTTCCTGCTTATCGTCATCCATCCAGATTTCATAGCACGCCCCGATGCGTACCAGCTGCCCGCCGGCCAGCTTCATGTACTGCTCTGGCGCACGCAGCACGTCAGGATCGACTTCCAGCGCGCCGGACAGAATGGCACGCTCAACCTCACCGCGTGAGCGCTTAATGGTGCTGGCGGCGCTTTTGGAGCGCGTCAGCGCCTTGCGGGCGCCGTTCAGCTCCTGCTCCAGCTTCTTCTGCTTCGCCAGGCCTTCTTTGAGCGCGGCACGCGCGTTGCGGCGGTCCTGCCCGCGCCAGTTGTCCGCAGACCGTTTGCCGTATTTTTCCAGCTCAGTGTTATAAGCCGTTTCGGCGTCTGTGACGTCTGCGCGCAGCCCGTCAATGCTGCCGTTGATTTCATCAAAGGCGGCTGAAAAGTCAGCGATATTCGCTTCCAGTACCTCTGTCGGCGTGGCAGCGGCAACGCTCGCTTTCAGGTAGATATCCAGCGCGGCGGCGGCTTCGCGCTCGGCCTGCTGGCGCTCTGCTTCGCGTTTTGCCTTCAGCTGTGCGTCCACGCGCGCGCGGCGTTCTTCCGGGTTTGCGGCCAGCAGCAGGCTCTGCTCCTCTTTGGATTCCACATCGCCATTCTTCATGCTGGACACGTCGGACTTCATGACGTCGTTGATCCAGTTTTTCTTGCGCTGCAGCGTCTCCAGGCGGAACTCGTCAAACGAACCCTTACCGCAGTAGTAATGCACGCGCATGCTGTCGCGCTCGGAGCCTACGCGGGCGCCGCGCCCGTTGCGCTGGTCAATACTGGCCGGCGTCCAGGGTAGCGTAAGATGGTGCGTGTCAGCGGTGCCTTTGTGCAGGTTGATCCCCACTTCGGCTTTTTTGTTGCAGATGATGATTGGCGTGCGGCCTTCGTTGTAGTCGGCGGCGATCCCCTCCATCCCGGCAAGCGAGGCGTCATTCAGCGCGGCCTGATAGTCCTCATAGCGCGCCAGCTCCTGATAGTACTTATCCCACGCGCCCTCCTTAAAGCTGCCGTCCGCTTTCTCCACCGGCTCTGCGGGCTTCTTCACGGGCTTCACCTTCACGCCGGATGCTTTCGCTACCGTTGTGGCGTTGATGATGCCTATCTGCTGCTCCTGCAGGCCCAGGGCGCTTGCGATGATGCGGCGCAGTTTGTTGTGCTGCGTCTTTTCATCCATGAAGATGATCTGCTTACCGTCCGGCAGGCCAGCTTTAAGGTTTTCTATCAGCGCGGCGTACTTCGGCGGGACCGGGTGCGAGACGTGCTGCATATCAATGCCGGCGGCGGCGATCGCGTCCAGCACCTGCTGCTCCAGCGTGTCGCTTACCACCAGCTCCACGACGCCCCCGCGGTTCTTCAGCGTGGTTTTGACAACCTTGCTGGTGCGCGTGTCGGTCAGGCCACTCTCTGCGTCCTCCGCCACTTCCTCCTCGTCGCCCGCCAGCAGCACGCCGCCCGCTTCACCCGGGAGCGCGCGTGCAACCTGCTTCACCTTTTCAAGATCCTCTTCACGGAAGCGGAACGTGATAGCGGAGCGATACAGATCCGGGTCAATCACCACCTTATCCATGTCGCGGATCACGGAGAAAATGAAGTCATCATCGTTCTGCACGATGGACACGGTGCCGTCGCCGTTATCCTGCACGCTCTCTTTCTGCCCGATGCGGCTGGCACGCAGGCGCAGCTCCTCATAGAGCGCCTGCTGATCGCGCGTCATCGGCACGCCCACGGTTTTCTCGTCCAGACCGGGGATTTTCACGCTGTCTTTCACGTCAGCAGCAGATTTAAGCGTCGTCCAGCGGTGGAAGATGCCGCGCAGGCCATCAAGGTTTTTAAAGCCCACCAGCCCCTGCTTATCCTCGAGCTCGCCGGAAATTTTCTGCACGGTTACGGTGTCGGTTTCACCGAACACCCGCACAAAGTCATCCGGCGTCAGGATCCCCATCGCCTTCCACTCTTCCAGCGACACGACGTGTGAGAGCATGTTGAATGCGTCGATCGGAGAGTTAACCAGCGGCGTTGCGGTCAGCATCACCACCCCGCGCCCGTTGAACTTTTTCATCATGTACTGGCTTTTCACGGCCATATCACGGGCTGTTTTGGAGACGGACGGATTCGGCAGGTAAGCCAGCTGGCCAGCTTCACGGCCGGCGCTGTGCGAGTTGCGGTAGTTATGGCCTTCGTCTGCGATCACGCTGTCAAAGTGCATATCCTCAAAGTAGGGGATCTGGCTCTTTTTCTTCGTGCCGGTATCGGCGGCTTTATCGCGGAGTTTGTTGCGGGACGTGGCGGCGCGGTGCGTGGACTTCATCAGATCCGTGCGGCCATTCTCAATCTGGTTAAAGACTGCCTGGCTGGAGTTTTCTTCAATCGTCTCCGGGCGCATCGGGATATCGCCAAACTGCTCTTTGGTCATCACCACGGCGCGGTAGTTGGAGACCGGGATCATGTTCATGCGCTCAAGCACGGTCGCGGCAGCGGACTCTTTTACCACGTTGCGCATGACCGGCTGGCCATCTTTGTCCAGCTTCGGCTCGTTGTTTTCGTCGCGCTCCGGCGCCTGCATGATCTGGCCATCATCGCCGCGCACTTCGTCCAGGCCAACAAACAGGATTTTCTCAAACGCCTCGGCGCTGTAGAAACCGTGGGCTTCGTGATACCAGTTCTGCAGCACGGCTTTAGGCACGACGTACACGGTACGCTTGCTGCGCCCCACCTCGTAGTTATAGGCCTCCAGCGCCAGCGCGGTTGTGGTTTTACCCAGCCCGGTACCGAATCCCATAATGCCCCGGCCATCTTCCGACAGGCGGCGCACTTCGGCGTTCTGGTAGCTCAGCGGAATGCGCTTGCCGCTGATCTGCTGCAGCTGCAGGGACGCGGACGAATGCTCAAACGGCACGTAGCCGTTAAACGCGTCGTTGTAATCGCTGACAACCGATTCAACGTCCGGATGCGTGCGCAGCCAGTGGTTAAACTGCGCCTCCAGGCCGCTGATGCGCTTCAGGTAGACGTTAGCGTTCACGCCGCGCGGCTTCACGCCGTTCAGGTAGTTTTCCAGCTGGTTGTAGAAGCCATCTTTGTAACTGGCGCGCTTAAATTCAGTCACGCCACCTTTGCCGGTGACGGAGCGCACCTGGTAGCCGGAAAATACGCCGTCTTTCCCCGCGTAATTATCCTCCGCGGTCAGGTAGCCGTTTTCGTTTTCCAGATCCTGCGTGTACTTAAAGTCGTCAAAGCCCTGGTCAATCAGGAACTCTTTAATCAGCCGGCGATCCAGCCAGCGGGCGTTAAGGTTGACCGTAATATCTTCAATCGGCGTGTGGTTGCGCTTCTCGTTGATCGTTTCCAGCTGGCGGACGTAGTTAGCTTTAACCGGCCCGTCCGGCGCGTCGTTAATCAGCGCCGCCAGGCGGGACACCTTGCCGCGCACGTTGCCGGTTGTGGCGCGCGCCAGCGGCATAATGTTGCCGTTACCGTCGAGCGCAATCTCCGGGAAGGTCGCCAGGTGCGCCAGCAGCGCCTCGTCATCTTCCGGCAGTTCGCCTTTAAACGCGGCGCGGAAAGCGGCCAGCGCCACCGGTACCAGATCCACGTCGCTGAAAAGGTGCGATACCACCTGCTCCGGGCTGGCAAAGTCCACCGCCACCGCCTCGCTGCGGTCAATGGTTCCGTTCAGCAGCGCGGACAAATCCCCTTCGCGGCTGACGTTGGCCTGAAAACTCAGCCAGCCTTTGGCGCTCGCATCAGAGAGACCGGCCAGCTTCAGGCCTTTCGGCGTGCCGTACTGCCCGACTTCCTCACTCACCAGGCGCGCGGCGTCAGCGATAATGCCGCTGGCGTCGCCGCCCAGCATCTGCGTATCGAGCGCGTCGTTGATGCGCAGGCCGATGATGGATGCGCGCATCACGCGCCAGCGGTGACCCGGCTTCTGCTGCATCGCAAAGCGAATGGCCGCGTGAATGCGATCGTCAAACAGCTGCGGGTATTCCACGCTGGCGGCATACAGGGCGCGGCTGTCCAGCGAGAGCATGCCGTTAATTGTGCGCGTTTTCGTCTGCAGGTCGCCAAACGTGGCGGCACCGAACCGCTCCGCGTCGATCCCGCTCGATGCCGTGGTGGAATCCTTAACAAACCGCGTGCCGTCGTAGGTGTGCCAGACGCCGGCCATAAGCCGCTTATCACCCTCTACCGGTGACTGCCAGACTGCAGCAGGCGTACCCAGCCGATCCCAGTCGATGCGGCTGTCAAAGCGGCGCGACAGCGCGGCTTTCATGGCCGCGTTGGTCAGCTGACCATCTTTTTTGACCACCAGGATGTTATTGAAGTCAGACCGCTCGGTTTCGCCGTGAACGAAGCGCCGCCCCTCGGTTTCAAACCATTTGCCGCGGATAAACGTTGGCCACAGCACGCTTGCTGCCTCAAGCGACGGTTCATCGCTGTCATGCACCAGCTGCGTCAGCGCCCCGGTGTGCTTTCGCAGCACCCACACATCCACCACCGTTGCGGTACCGCTCTCGGCAAACGTGCCGGACGGCATGCGGTGTGCGCCCAGGAACTCCGCCACGCGGGAAACGCGATCGCGCAGCTTTTTGTTAGCGCCGCCGCCGTCGGTCATGCCGTTTGGCACCACCAGCACCACCAGCCCGCCGTATTTCACCTTGTCGATGGTGCGCATCACGAAGTAATGCCCGACGTTGGTTTCATCCCGGTAGGCCGGATCGAGCTCGGCAAAGCCCGTGCGCGAGTCGCCAAACGGCACGTTGCCGACGGCATGGTCATAGCTGTTGTCCGGTACCGACGCGGCCAGCTTCTCAAACGCGCCCATGCGCACGTCATCTTCCGGGTGCAGCAGCTGGTTAATACGTCCTGACGTGTCGGAGATCTCCGCAGACGTCATCATTGCGCCGGCGGGCTTGGTTTCCTGAAATACGCCCGTGCCGGCGGACGGCTCCAGCATATGACCGCCGGTAATGCCGTAGTCCGCAAACAGATCCCATATTCCCTCCGCCATAAACGGCGGCGTGTAATATTCGTACTGACTGCCGCCGCCGCCCTCCAGACCACCCTCGCCGCTGTACCCGGCCAGAATCCGGCGCTGTTCATCGGTGAGTTTGTTCCCGTCAAAACCCGCCGGCAGCGAGTTAAGCAGGCTCACCGCGTTATCATTTGCGGTGCGGCGCTCGCGCTGCAGGCTTACCCCTTCCCGTTTTGTGACGCCAAACGCCACAACGGTTCGCTGTTTGTGCAGACGCATCACCAGGCGGATCAGATCTTCGACCGTCCCCGCTTCCTGTATGGCCTTATTTGCTGAGTTTTCCACCAATCATCCTTATCTACAGATTGCATAAAGCTAATACACTCTACATTCTAAATTGTTAATGTTTTGCAGAGGTATATTTTGGCAAAGAAAAATAAAACGCTTTCCGTATTGAGCGCGCTCAGGCAGGCATTCAGGGGCGCAGATGCTGACGCGCCTGAAAGTTTGCCGTGGAGTAACGGACAAAACGTCGTGGTGTCCCGTTCCGGGCTGGCTGCACTGGCGTATCAGGAAGGTAAGGCAGGTGAAATGACCACGGCCGGCGACAGCCTCTACCTCGGCGCAGAGCTGCCGCTGGACCGGCTGCAGCGTTACGCCATTCTTGAGGAAATGGCCAACAGCCCGACCTGCTCCGCCGCGCTGAATATCCACATTGGCCACGCGCTCGCGCCGGACAAAAAGACCGGGCTGGCGTTCTGCATTGCTCCGGTGGACCCGTCGGACAAAGAAGGCGCGGCGCGGGCAAAAGAGCTGCAGGATGATTTGGGCGCGATGATTAACAGACACCTGCCGTCACTGGCTATGACCATGGCGATTTTTGGCGTCGCTTATGTGCGTCCCTATGCCCGGACCGGCAGCGGGATCACCAGCCTGGAAAACAGCTATTACTCGCTGCCCTACTTTGTGCAGGAATTTTATAAGGGCGATCAGCTGGTGGGCTTCGGCGGGGATTACGTGCTGTCACCCGATACGCATACCCGCACGCTTTCCTCGCCGTGGTCTCTGGTACCCATGAAAAACCCGTACTGGACGCCCACGCGTAACGTGCAGCCCATAACGTCCGGCAACCGGGGCTATTCGCTGCTGAGTGAAGAGGAGGATAAGGAAGTTGCGGAGACGCAGAACTACGGTACCAGCTTCCTCGCGCACGCTTATGAGCCGTTCCTCAACCTGACGGGTGCCCTGAATGCGCTGAAAGCCACGCGCTACAACGCTGCCAAAATTGACCGCCTGATTGCGCTCACCACCAACTCACTCGACCCGGTTGTGGGTGCCAACTACACCCGCACCGTATCGCAGACGCTTAAACGCCACGGCGAGGCGCTGCAGAAAAAGGCGGTGAACGGGAACACCATGCCAACCGTGATGAACCATGTGATCCCGGTTATGGGGGATGGTAAAAACGGGATCACGATTGATACGCAGTCGATACCCGCGGACATTACCGGCATCGAGGACGTGATGTTTCACCTGCGCCAGCTGTGCGCCGCGCTCGGTATTGATTCAACGATGCTGGGCTGGGCGGATCAGATGGCAGGCGGGCTGGGGGAAGGCGGCTGGATTCAGACGGCCATACAGGCGGCGCTGCGGGCGCAGTGGCTGCGCCAGGGTGCGCAGGAGATGATTTACCGGCTCATAGATATTCACCTGGCGTTCAAATACGGCAAGGTTTACCCGGTGAATGACCGGCCCTACGTTGTACAGTTTAACTCCATGAACACGGCGATTCAGGAAGAAGAAAGCCGTGAAATGGACGCGCGCGCCAACTTCATTACGCTCATGGTGCAGGTTATGGACGCGCTGCAGGCCAACAACAAGCTGGCGGAGAATGACACGTTCATGCGCTACCTGTTCAGCGATCAGCTGAAGATGGACGGCGGAACGCTGGATAAGATGCTGGCGGAGTTCAGCAAAAGCCGTGACAAGGCCGATGCGCAGGAGGATGACGCCGGCAGCATGATGAACGAGTCAGCGCCAAAAGGCGACGATCCGGCCAGCTGGACGCATGAGGAGCTGGTGGCGTTTGCCCGCTATGTTGTCAGGCCGGAAAGTTAATTTCCGGAAAAACTAAAAAGGCCGCACACAAATTCACAGGGGGTGTGCGGCTTGATAAAATACGTCATCAAAAGCAGATATAAAAACTGAAGGAAAATATATCTGCGCTCCGGGATGATTAATGCCCTGCCGTTAACTGTTATCCAGATGCTTCACCGGTCTGAATATCTTTTTTTCGGCAGGTTTTTTAGGTTTCTTCGGGGCATTAAGCACCAGGTATTCATTCTGCCCTTCTTGTTCGTCCGGTCTGGTAATACAGAACGGACAAACCTTAACGCCCGAAAAATGTATTCCGGCTACGGTCAGCGCCTGATTCAGCGTATAGCAGCTGCCGATAAAGGTGCGCTCCTCAATGGACGGCAGCTGCGGGCAGTCCACGCGGTGCAGGAGCAACCCGGACGGGAAATGGTCGCTGACATAAAACTTCATAGCCTTGTACATGCTTCATCCTCTTGCTGCGTGCATAAAACGTCCATGTTGAATATGAAACTTTTCAGCGTAAATTTACGCGTAAAAAGTTTCCGCAAAAGCTACGTGATTTTTATTTAACTTCATCAACACATTAACTAAATTGCGTTAACAGAAAATAACATCATTAATTTAATTTAAAGAAGCACTTTTTTCAGGTCTAAATTAATGTCCAGCCCTTAAAGAGGGGGGATCAAAATGTCTCTTTTAATGGTACACAATCTGTAAGCGTATGATTTTTACCACCTCGGTTACATTTACAGGTAAAAGGCATCCTGAAGCATTAGGAAAAACCCCACTGAAAAAAAACCAGACGTTTTCTGAGTGCTTTATTTCCCCTCTCGCGCCACGGGCTCACTCTCTCAGTATTTCTGACTTAAACGCAGGCTTATGAGCAGAATATTTGCCGCTTCACTTTTTCCATACAAAGATGATAATCCACTCTGGCAACAATCTGTAAGCAAAGCCGTTGTGTGGTCAGACCATCTGATTAGATAAACTTCTGACTCCAGCTGTCACTCTGTAACCCGGATAATCTGCCAGTCCTCGGAAGTCAGATCTGCAGGCGACGGAACGTAAACAGACAGCCTGCCGGACTCGTTCATGAAGATGAGACTCAGCAGATCCTGCGCGTCAGCCTGGAAAGATACGTGACGGGGAGTGTTGCCCCACCGTGCGCGGCGGCAAATAACACCAGCGTTCTCGCAGATAATTGAAATAGCCTGGCAGTACAGATACGCCGCAGGGGGTGGCGCGTGAGGGATATCAGACATGGTGTGCTCCCTGTGCTTTGAGAAGCGTCACGACAGGAGGTTCCAATCTCCGGGTGGTGACGTTGACAGGGTTGGAACTACCGGTGCACAAGAAAACCGGCCTACCCGAAGGTAGCCCCGCCAACGCCACCATAGATACGCCCGGAATTTTCCGGACGTGGTAGCGCCGAAGGCACTGTGTGCCAGCTCTCATGCTTTTTCAGGGTTCCAATCCCGGCCACTGTTTTGCAGCGGCGCGCACACTATATCCGCCGCGCTGATAAATTCAATATGTCTAATGTGAAATTATCCACTGGTCATTAGATCCACGCATGAATCAAGAAAAGTTACCTACGCAAATTACAACCTTCCTACCATCAGTCCGCGCAGGCAATCGCCAGCGCTGCCGCCGCTTTGCGGGGCATCACCTGTAGTTATGAGGACAACATGAAAGCACTCCGCACGGTAACGGATCGTTTTTCACTCATTGATAAAATTCGTCGTTTCACGCCGCAAAATGATCGCAATTACCTGCTGCGCTCGGTCCGGGAAACGTTCAGCAGCCCGGAAACGCAGGAACGTATTCAGCTGGGGGAAATGTTCGGCTACTACGGCCACGGACGACGCGCCGCCTACTACGCGAAAACCGGACGTCTGAACCTGCCGGAATTTGCCGTTGTCATGGTAGACGGCAAGCCGGTGACGATTGAAAACGTGCCTTCAAACCGCACGCTTGAAGCCAGCGTTGATGATAACGGAGTGGTCACTCACGTTCAGGAGATTCTGGACACCGATCCGGGCAACATTGTTGATGGCATGAGCCGTTCACGCGCCGGCGGCTGGTCATGGGCGACCGGCGGCGACGATAACGCCGTGTCAAAAGTCACCAGCTTTCACGGGTTCGACTATGTGACCGTTCCCAATTACATCAGCCTGGAGCATCCATCAGCCATGCTGGAATCAGCCAGCGATCGTGAAAGTATGATTTGCGCAGGGCTGGTGGAAAAAGGGTATTCGGAGAATCAGGCAGCTGACATTTTCCAGCACTTTGAAAGCATGCGCGGCCAGGCAGCAATGTTTGAATCGGGGGATGCATCTTTGCTGGAATCGGCGCTGCACATCGAGCACGGCAAGCGACTGGAACTGGAGGATCGGCTGCGCAGCGCCAATCTGATGATTGAGAACGCCGGCAACGTGGCAAAAGCCCGCCGTAAAGTTATGAAAGAGGCGCTGGCCAGCCTGCCGCTGTTTATCAGTAAAGAGCAGACTGCCGCGCTGTGCCGGATGGACACACCGGAAGATGCGCAGATCGTCGCCGCCATGCTGGAATCCATCGGATCAAACGTTACGGCTACGCTTCCTATTGGCGCGCAGCAAAAACATTCGCTTCCGCAAACGCGTCAAAAAGCGACGGAATGTAACCCGCTTTTATGGATAAATTCAGTAAAATAAAGGGGATAAGGAGAGTACGCCCTATACAGGGCGTTTCTCGGAGCGGATTCTAAAACACCGGAAAATTCTTACCTGTGTTGATCCTTTTACAGATCACGTTTATTATCCGCGTTCTGACCAAGCCGGTAAGCCTGATCAGAACAAAAAAAATCGCCTGCTGGTAACAGCCGATTTTTCTACAACTTTATGTGGTTAGCGCCACAACGGCATTGCGCCGTACTACTTACAGGAGTAAATCAATGGAAATATCCATTCACAGGGAAAGAGATAACCAGGAACGATTAACCATTCACAGGGAAGGAAATAACCAGTGAAGATAGTAGCTAAAAACGCCGATCACGGCAACACTTTTCCCTCGCTTTGCTCAGATAATAAGCAAAACCCTGTACGAATTACCGGGTATGATTTCACCCACGTTATTGAGCTTTCACCTCTTCCAAAATCACTCACTCGCGTACTGAAATTCGCGTGTAATCTGGCGTGTTCAACGTCCAGATTTGAGATCATCAAATCCCTCAGCACCCTGGCAGAAGAAGCAGGCGTGAGCGTTTCTACCGTACAGCGCGCTTATCGCCTGGCGGTTAAACTCGGCATCCTCACTCATGAGGAGCAGCGCTGCAAAAATAACCACAAATGGAGTAAGCCCAGCAAGTACACGTTCACCAGCAAAGCACTGGCTTTTGTACAGGCGAGTCTGGCTGAACTGAAAGCGGCTAATCTTCAGCCTGCGGGGCGTCAGAGTCTTGTCCGGAGAATCGTTGCTGACACCTTCTCAAAATTAAATTTCACCCTCGCTACCCCTAGTCAGAATGAACAGGCTACCCCTGGTCAAAATGACCAACAAGAAGTAAGAGATCTCTCCAGAACAAGAGAAACACAATACAGTGAGTCAGCAATTTCGGAATCGAAAGAGATTGCGCCAGAGCCACCAGCACCAGAGAAAAAATTCGGGATTTATCAGGAATCACTGCAAAGCCTGGCAGCAGGATCAGCAGCAGCAGACAAAGAGCGCCGCGCAGAGGCATACCAGCGCAACGGCCAGCTGATGCACAAGGTGTACGGCTACATCAAATCCACGTTTAAGCCCAAAGCAGCTGCAGGCCGGAAACCAGAAAGCCGCCGCCAGACGGGTGATTTCGCCGGCGACGGTCTGAAGCACGATAATTACGCGATCCCGGAAGGGTTCAGAGGCGCTTAATCAGTAACTGTGCCACCAGCGTCACGATAGGCAGTCAGCAGCGTATCAAGCGCGTGCGTTTTCTGACCATACGGCGATCCGGTGAGCGACGCCCAGATATCGTTGGTTTTGCCAATGGCCGTGCGGATTCGTCCGGCGTGAACGTCGGCATACGCGCCCTGCTCTTTCAGCAGCTGGTCAAGCAAGCGCTCCTGTGACGCGGGGCTGAAGTCAGGCAATTTCAGCTGTTTTTTGTAGACCGGCCAGTAGCGGTAAAGCTGCTGATAGCGCCCTGCTGCAGTTGAGGCCAGACCATGCTTATTGAGTTTTTTCGGGCTGCGATTCGTGAACGGGTGATCGGTGAAGTCGGTGAAGATTTCGCCCAGCTTGTCGCCCAGCCCGGTCACGATAACGTCATAGCCAAGCATGCGGGTTAACGGGTGAGTACTGGTGCCTTCTGAGAACGCCAGCATGTCGCCAAAGGCTTTACGGTTTGCGGATTGCTCCATTGTGATACCACTCTGTAATGATTGAGAGCGGGACTGTATGGAGTTTGTAATTTGCGGTGGGTGAAAAAAGGCCGCATTGCGCGGCCTCCGGATCAGTTAATTTCTTCTGGCTCGGGGATCTCGCCAGGATGCTCAATCATGCTTTCCGGCCAGTCGAACGTTACGCCGGCTGCATTAAGCGTTGCCAGCAGCGTGCCGCTGTCGCAGGCGTCGATATCGCTGCAGAGCCCATATTCGGTCGCCTGTCCGGCCAGATAAACAATGGCGGCAACGTCCAGCCGCTTCAGATCGCCGGTTACGGTAAAGGATTCCCGCTCCTGCGGGTCTGGCGTGTCGCTTTCAAATACCAGCGAAAAGTTGCGGGTTCCGTGCTGCATGGGGATCGTGAGTGCCATTAGTTGTGCTCCTTGTGCAGCTGACCTAAAACAAAGTCCATGATTTCATCGCCGGCAGAAACGGAATCGTTCATCAGTCGCGGGTCTGCCAGCATCTGCAGCCCCATTGAGAGTATTTCTGTCGCGCTTGTGTTGCCGATAGTACCATCCCCGTAGAGTCGGCCCATATAGGCAGACGAAAAGCCGCCGTCCACACCGCGCTCTTTCTGGCCTTTCTTATAAGACCATTCATTCAGACTGTCACTGCGCTGGCGGTGCCTTAAAAATGCTTTTGACTGCTCCAGCATATCGGCACTGCTGAACTCATAGTGATGCCCGACTTCGTGCCAGAGCACGCTGATATCATTGTGATCGGCCAGCGTGATCCCCCCGCTGGCCATGCCTGCGCTGGCCCGTCCGGTGGTTTTGAATCCGACGCGTTTAAGGGTATTCAGCTTTCCGCCGGTCAGCCGGTAAAGATCGCTCAGATTGCGCTGTAGCGCGTCTTTGCCGTAGCGTGCATCGAAACTTTTTGCCGCCTTTTTGTCTATTTCAATGCTGCCCGCCCATGCATCAGCCTCTTCCTGCGTGATACGCGATCCGGCGATGATTTTCTGCACATGCTCATTCAGCCGTTGCTGTGCCGGGCTGACCGGAATGTTTACGGTGCTGCGGATAGTTTCAGCCAGCTCCGGATCAACAGCCTGCACCTTTTCCAGCATGGCCATATCGCCAGCCGAAAGCGTGTCCCGCAACGCCCGTTCCCCGCGGGCTACTGCGTTCAGCGTACCGGGTGCGTAACGCATGTTGGCAAACAGCTTACCCAGGAATGAATCAAAGCCCGTTTCATCGTCCAGCGCTTCAAACTTTTCGCTGGCTGATTTCAGCTGCTCCGTTCTGGCTTTCACGCTTTCAGTGTTATCCGGGTTCAGGCCTAAATCCGCCATGATTGCTGCGCCGGCCGCTATGCGGGAAAGCGCCTGCCTGCCTGCTTCTTCAGGAGTCAGCGCCGCTGGTGGCTGATAACTGGCGCACTCCATCAGATCGGAGTAAACGCTCGCAAAGCTGGACACTCCGCTCAGCCGCATGACGCCCAGCACGCCGTCGGGAAATACCCGCTTCCCTTTGAGGCGTTTGTAATAGGCCGGGAATATCTGCTTTGCCAGCGGGGCTTTTTCGCTGATATCAGCAGCCCGCATAAACGCCTGCAGCAGCGAGGCATACTGCAGCAGTTCGCCCTGATTAAAGACCAATGACCAGTCTGCCTGCGTGCTTATACTTTTCAGGCCTGCCTGGCGCAGCAGCGTATAAACAGAATTAGTCTCATATTGCTGCTTAACCTCCTTGATGTTCTTCCCCACCAGCGCGGCGTTAAGCTCCTGGTACGTTGTCAGCGCGGCAGTGTCATCCGGCGTAGTATTCATCAGGCGTTTTATAGACGCCATTATGGCGGCTACCGGAACGGCGCCCGGTTGATGCGATGGAAAGCCCCACACAATATCCACCAGCGCGCTTACCGACTGCGCGCCGGCAACGATACGTGCGGCCAGTTTTCGCCTGTCCGGAGCGCGGGTGCCGGCGGCTTCAAACATGGCGAAACTTAATCCCTTTCCCTCGCCAAATTCCTCCTCAATTTCTCCTGATACCGCCGTCAGCACGTCATTCAGCGTCAGCTCGCCGCCGCCGAACATATCCCCCAGCGCCTGCTGCTGGTGTAACAGCTCGTCGTTGATCTTCTGCGCCATCTTTTTAAACGCTGCGCCGATCCGCTTCGCGCTGCGGTTGTTGGCCACGATAAACAGCGCCAGGGCTTCGGCCTCTTTGCTGGCCTCCTCAAAGAGCCCCTGCTGCGCCAGCACTTCCTGTATTGCCTGCCCGCTGTCCTTCGCCTGGCGCACCAGCTTAATCGCCTCCTGCAGCGCGGCTATCGCCTGCTGATCCAGCCCGTTCACCGACTGCACGCCGTCCACCAGCCCGGTAACCGCCTGGCGGTGAACGTCTCCGGAGAGCGTCTGCATCTGCGCAAACTCACTGGCCGCGGTATTAAGTGCCGTCAGGATGTTGCGCATATCCGGATCGGGTTCCTCAGATACCAGCTTTACCAGCCGTTCATCCTTATAGGCGCGGGCAAAGATCGCATTCTGAATGCGGTCAATCAGCTGCTTTGTCGGGCGCCCGTCGTCGGTCAGCAGGCCTGCTGTTGCCGTGTCGCCTATTTCTTTCATGAATGCCCGGATAAAGCCGTCATTTGAGCGCGCCAGCAGGTTGCCGTCATCGGACGGATTGAAGATGGCCATCAGGCGTTCGTCGAGCATTTCCGCATCCACAAACGCCTTTTCGCTCGCCGCCATTTCCTGCAGATCGGAGAGGTTGGAATCCTTCGCAAACTGCGCCCGGTCAACGTCCGTCAGGCGCTCGCGCACCAGCACGGGCATATACATCTGCGCGATATCCGACGCCTTCAGGCCATAGTCTTTCGCGTGCTCAATCAGGTACTGGCGGTATTCATCGGCCTGCCCCTGTTCATAGGCGCGCGTGATCCCCATTGAGCGCCCGTTGCCTGACTCCACCACGTTATCCGCGCCCACGATTGGCGCACCGTGGCTGCTCATGCCGGAGTCGGTCAGCTTCGCCGGCCGCAGGTTGCCCGCAATTTTTGAAACCTGCACTTTACTGGTCAGGCGCGTGCGGTCGCGCGGTTGCAGCTCTGCCGGAAACGCCGGATTAATGGTGCCGTCGAGGTTGTTTGAGATAATCAGGTCGCGGGCATCCACCACCTTAAACGCAGTTTTCACTTCCTGACCTTTGCCGGTCACGACGTAGGACGATCGTCCTGTTTGGGTCTCTGTTTTGCGCAGTGAACCAACGAGCCCAATCAGGGCAAAAATGCTGCCGGCGTCGCCCAGCAGGCTCTTTAATTTCTCGTTAAGCATTGTGATCCCGGTAATAAAAAACCCCGCCGAAACGGGGTTGCTGATTAAGCTGCGAGGCCGCTGGCGGCTATCCAGCTGGCGGTTTGCTCTTTCGCGTCGTCCAGCGCCAGATAAACGCCGATGTAGTCACCGACTTTGCGCAGCGTCTCCACAAAATCCAGCTGTGCCTGATGCGTGAATTTCCCGGCCAGAAAGTCTTTAACCACTTCCGGGACGGGCTGATCCTCTTTAACAGGGTCCGGCTGTGGCTCCGGTACCGGATCGGGAGCGCTGGTGGCCGGTGCCGGCGCTGCGCCATAACCCAGCTGCAGCATGATTGCTTCCATCTGGTCATTAAGATCCAGAAGGTCCAGCCCCTTTACCGTCGGGGCTTTGATAATCAGTTCGTCCAGCTGGTCGGCTAAATCCAGCTTTTCAAGGGCGGTTAACGTCATGCTGCTACCCCTTTACGCTGCACGGCCACCAGCAGATCGCTCAGGTGCTGCACCGCGCCGTTCACCAGCGCTTCGTTTTCATCAAACACGCCTGCAGCCGTCAGCGCGGCAATCGCCTCGCGCACCTGATTGCGGCCGGCGCGGATCACGTCCATGTCGTCGGTATCAAGTGAGGTCAGCCCCTGCAGGTAGTCGATCGCCTTCTGCGCTTCAGAGTCTGCTTCCGGCACGGGCTCCGGTTCCGGCTGTGGTGCTGGCTCTGGCTCTGGCTCTGGCTGTGGTTCTGGTTCTGGTGCCGGTTTCGGAGTGTTCAGTTCCTCCACCAGCGGAATACGCTTGCCGGAGATCATCGCGGTTTCTACTGCCTTCAGATACTCAGGACTCTGATTAGCCTCCACGATGTCCGCTACCTGCTTCAGCTGCTCACTGCCATACCCCCGCATTTGAGCCCAGGCGTTAACCAGGTCAGACGCCCATCCCACCAGATCGCCCACGCGTTTGGCAGCAATCCAGAACGGGTCTCTGGTTTCACGATCGTCAGTCACGTCGGTCTCTTCTCCTTCACCTGCTGCCAGCTGCTGCAGCGCGGCTTTGATAGCGCCCGTGAAATAGGCCTCATCTTTCCCTTCCGGATATGCCACGCCGGTCAGCTGCTTACGGGCCACCATGCGCACCTGTTTGGCGTAGGTGTCCGGATCTTCTTCTGACATTTCCAGATACTGCGCAGCGTAATCGCTCATTTTCTCCGCCACGGTCGCGGCCAGCGCATCGAGATCCGCATGCGTCGGTATCAGCTTCAGCTCAAAGTCAGCAATCTCTTTGTCAGTCAGCGGACGGTCATAGGAAATGATGCCGTTACGGGCAACGCCGCTGTACGGCTCGCCTGCTGCTGGCTGATCCGCCACGGCGGCAAAGTTCGGCGGTACCGCCCCAATACCTGCAGGACGGTTAACCAGCGCATAGCGCCAGACGGTTGCCGGCGCAATGGGTTCCGGCTGTGGCTCAGGGGCTGGTGCTGGCTCAGCAGCAGCAACGCGGTACTTTTCCGCCGCGCCGGTGCGGTAGGCTTTCAGCATCTTTGTTGCCGTTTTACCCATCTCCGCACCCTGGCTGGATTTAGAAGGCATTTCATACGTGGTGCCGTCGGCTTCTGTGATGATCACTTTGCCTTCCAGTTCGCCGTTCTGGTCAGCGACGTGATAACGAACCGTCGCGCCGTTGCTCAGCGTGGCCTGCCCGTCCATGTTCAGGCGCGCTTTAACCTGAATAGTGCGATCACTGAAAGTGTCAGTGTTTTCCGGTTCGCTGGCTTTTGCCTGCTGCAGCGCGGCCAGCTGCCCGGTAAGGTCGGCATTCAGCTGTTTCTGGCTGGCGAGTTTGCCGCGCAGCGTCTGCTCATTGCCCTGCATCAGCTGCGCGCGTGCGGTCTGAGTGTCCACCTGCTCCAGCAGCGCTGACTGCTGCTCTGCCAGCTTATCGGTCTCAGCCTGCGTGGTTTCCACTTCCGCGCGCAGCTTCGCCTGTGCGTCCTTCTGCTTCGTAAATTTGCCGCTGTTCTTCTCGATCAGGTTGGAAAGCGCCTGCGTCACCTGCTGCAGCGACACGTCACGCCCGCCAATCGGCGCAACGATGTGCGTCACGTCGCGCTTGTTGATCAGGAACTGGAAGGCTACCAGCGTGTCCTGGTTACGGATCTTGCCGTTGTCCGCAGTCGGTGAGTGGAACACCAGCGACACGGTTTGCCCGTCGGATAACGGGATAAGCGCGCTCAGAACCGGAATGCTGGCCACGCGGCGCACTTTGCCGATCACCGCGCCGCCCACGGTTTTCTGCCCGGTCGTGTCCGCGCCGGCGTCGTCGGTCCCGGCGATAATGTCGGTGCCGTTCAGGCCACGGTTCAGCGCCTTCACAAATGCGCGCATAGTTTGCGCCAGGCGTATACGCTCCGTGCTGATAGCCTCAAACATCGCGCCCGGTAACACGCTTTCTTCACCCAGATAGGCGTGATCGATATCGTCGATAGTGGCGCTTTCCAGCATCATATCCGCGCTGCTGCCGGTCATCAGGCCGTCATACACCGCCTGCGCCAGCTCTGCGCCCTGCGTGCGGCGCTGGAAGTCCAGCACCATACGGTTTTTAAGGATCTCACTCATTACGCTGTCTCCTCCAGTTGGGCGATCTGCTCTTTAAGCTGGCGCGTCAGTGCCTGCTCCTGATTAAGCTCAGTCTGCAGGCTGTCCGCACTTTTCTGCGCGTCGTCCGCGCTGCGCGTCAGCTGCTCCACCTTCGCTTTGGTTTCCGCGATGCCTGACTTATAGGCGTCACGCTGCTGGCGCACTTCGGCCAGCAGCTGCACCGAGGATTTCACGCCGCGTTTGGGCTGCGCCGTGTCATCGCTGGTGGCAGCCGCGCGCGCCATCCTGCGCGCCAGGGCTTTCTGAAAAGCCGTTGAGCCTTTGCTGAATAGCGTGGCCAGCTGGCGCCCGAGCTCAGGGATCGTGGTGACGTGGGTAAACGGCACGTTTTTCCCGTTCAGCTTCAGGCCGGAAATGTCGCCGCTGTCGTTGACCTGCACGGTCATAACCTGCTCGTCCATGCCGGTGAGGCTGAAAGTTTTGGTCGGCACGCCGTCTTTCCTGCGCGCGGTGCCGGCGGCGGTGACTTTGGCAATCTCATAGCCGCCGGTGGCGATCGCCTTCTTCAGCTTCGCCAGGCCCTTATCGTTCAGTTCGTCAAAATTCAGCAGCACGTAGCCTTTAGGATTCGACACTGAATACCCCCTGCTCTGACTTGCTCAGCTGGTACTTTCTGGAAATGGTGTCCTGCAGCGGGAAGATCCGGTAAAGCGGGTTCAGGCGGCTGTTGCCGTGCGTCACGCGCACGGTAAGCAGCCATTCACCCGGCTCAAGATAACGCGTGTCAATCAGCAGAAATTCCTCGCTCACGCCTTTTGGCGAGAGGTCGAGCGTGCGCTGCTTGCCGGAAATAACCACCGTCGGATCGTTGCTGTCGCGCAGCCAGTACTCAATTTTTGCGCCTGCCAGTTTGCCGGCGCAGGCAATGTTAAGCCGGACCGGGAACGCCAGCGCGTTATCACGCACCACGGCGGTACCGCACCCCAGCAATTCCACCTTTTTACGGGCAAATACGCAGCGGTCCGCCACCATTGCTGCAGCCATCGCCGTAATAAACAGATTCTGATAATCAATCATTGGCCTGAGCCTCCTTTTGACCCAAGCACGCCGTTTATTGCCGCAATGAGTCGTTCTTTGAATACAGTTGAAAGTTCACGCCAGTTGTTGCTCGCCACCAGCACGGCGAGGTAAATCACGATTTCGTCCAGTCCCTGCTGCCGCGCAAAAAAGTAGGCCGTGAGGCCGGTAATCAGCGCCAGCACCAGCTCAGTGACAAAGTTGAATACGTTCGGTTTGATCCGGTATTCGCGTACTCCCAGCAGGAAAACGCCTGTGCCACTCAGCAGGGACAGGAGAAGCGAAACCGCGAGCATTTTTTCTACATCGGTCACATACCCCCCTTTGGTACCTGGTTATCAGGTGGCGAGAGGGTAAGCAGTCTGTAATTTAGAGAGGTAAAGAAAAACAGCGCCCGGAGGCGCTGTTTTTAGGTGTGACGTGTAATTCGGCTATCAAACTGAGGGCTTGTCCGGCCAGGCTACGGCAGCTCCGGCTGATATGTCGATATTCTGCAGCAGTTCGGCGTAGGCCATCCACTCAATCAGTTTCGCTTTGCTGGCGTCACTGATCATGTTCAGCAGTAGCTGCGTCTGCCATAACTGCGTCGCGCTGTGTACCTCTGCCAGCTTATCGGCACGCAGCTTTTCAGCCGCCTCGCGTGCTGCAGCTTCTGCCGCGGCGCTGTCAGTGACCCAGGCGCTGCCAGACCATACATCGTGCTCTGTCGCCGGTGCCTCAAGCGTCATGGAATCATCAAGCGGGCCGACTTCGGTAACTTCCAGGACATAACGGGTACTCTTCTGATAAGCCTTCAGGCCACGAAAATCGTCAATGATTTCCCAGCCATCGCCGCTGAAGCGGGCGATCTTCAGCTCGTCCGGAAGGATGGCTGGCGGAGCCTGAATAGTGCAGAAGGCGGGCAGGCCAACGCCTTTTGTTACTTTCTCTGTTGTCGAGCCCGCATACAGCCCGGTTGACGGGTGCGCATTATAGGCAGTCACCACGCCATTCGCTGTGGCGAGCCCGTTTTTGAACGTAACCTTTTTCATTAAGCAGCTCTCACAATGTAGTTAAATGCGATGTTTCGTGGTCTCACCCTGAAACCCGTGCCTCCTCCTAATCCTGTAGGTACAAGTGTGGTTCCTGGATAATGCGCAGACGTTGAGGCCAGCGACTCCCTGCCATCATGATCCTGCGTATAATAGTTAGATGAATAATTATCCAGAACTGTTCCAACCGGACGCGTAACGAGGGTGAAGTTACCGTCTGTTCGTTTTGCAATGCCCCAGTTTTCAACCAGTGTTGCGGCCTGCCAGGTCATAACCTGACGTCCGTTGTCCACACCACGCCCGTTATCCGCACCACGAATAAATTCGCCGCGCAAATCAGGAAGTGTCAGGTTCGGGTAGGCTCTTGCCAGTTCTGGATAATCTGACGCACTGAACTTTGCGCCATTGCAGAGTAGCCAGCCGTAGGGGATTTCATCAGATGGCCACGGTAAAGGTATGCCAGCAGGAAGGTTCAGCGCTTCTAACGTCGGTTTATATCCTTCGTGATAAACGCGCTGATTGTCATACTGCAAAGAACCATCGTTTACTAACCGGAGAAACTTTTTGGTAGTCGCATTCCCCATATAAACATCATTCGCTGCACACCCAAAATTGAGCAATGACGTTATTCCTGGCGCTTTGACCGTTAACTCACTGCTGAACTGAACCGGCCCTGTAAAAAGTGCGCTGCTGCGTACCACAAGACCGATATCGCTATCCGGAAGGCTGGTGTCTGTGCTGCCGATGATTGTCTGGCCGCGCAGATAGTTTGGCGCGGTTCCCTGCAGGTACAGGTTCCATCGGTTCACGCCGGGGCGCTCATTCAGACGCCCGTCAAAAGCGGCAGCTGACAGAATGTTCTCGCTGGCTTTATCGTAGGCGCGGAACGAAGAAAAATTGCTAATTTTCGTAGTGCTGTTAACGGTACCGGAATTAGCCCAGAACTCTACCGCGTCATTCAGGGTATGTGCTGTTTTCCCGTCGCCAAACGTTACCTCTGTGCCAAAGCCTATAGCGCGCTCAGTCGCGTCCGCGCCAATATTCGCATACGCCATCGCCACCAGCTGCGTGGTGCCGGTCAGATTGCCATTGCCGGCGACTCCATTACCCAGCGTCAGCAGCCGGGAAGCGGACGCGCCAGCCCCCAGGCCGACAGAAAGCTGGCCTCTGGAACCAAAAGCAGCACAATACTTGCTCCACGTTTTCCCGTTATCCCGGTTATCTGCCTCCAGCAGCAGGTTAGTGCCGTAGGTTCGCCAGCGATATGACGGGTTATTTGTAGTGCGATCAATGAGCGCCAGCGCAGGCGAAAAGCTGTTAACGGTAATGCCCTGGCTGCCGTCACCATTACTGCCGTTCACCACCATCGCCGCACCGGTAAGATCGCCAATGGCAGTTGAGCCTTTCGCCAGGACGGTCACCGGCCCGGTAAAGTCAGCGCCGGCCGCAACAGTCAGGCTACCGGCGACTGAAGCCCCGCCGCGAAACTTCATTGTCGAGACGTTGATATCGCCCGTGCCGTCGGCAGAGAGGCTGATCCATGTATTGGGTATCGAATTGCCCCAGGTCACGGTATCGGTGTTATCGACTGACTGACCTAAATACCAGTGCAGCGTGTCGTCTGACTTCCGTCCGCGAAGATAATAGGCTTTATCTTTGGTTGAGGGCTTCAGCTGCAGCGCAACCTGATCAGCTGAAAAGAGGCCTGCCCCATCAGAACGCAGACCGCCGCCGCCGACTAATGAAAGTCCGCCAGATCCCTGCAGCGTGGCGGTACCGTCGCCGCTGTTGAGGACAAAGCGCGCCGTGGTCGCGCCGGAACGCGCGCGCGCATCGAGCGCAAGCTGTCCGCCGCCGTGCGTCATGTTCGTGATAGTGATACTGCCGAGCACCCTTCCGCCCCAGGTATCGGTCGTCGTGGACGCCAGACGCCCGAAGATGTTCATCACGTCGGTGTCATACGCCGTCGGCGTATCTTCCGGCTGATCGGTACGCACAAACGTCATGACCGGCGTTGACGGCTCAGAGCGGATCACACCGATACGGAATCCGGCCTGAATCTGTGAATTAACTTCCAGATTCTTTGCCAGCCTTACCTTTGCCGTATTGATATCTGTCAGGCTGTTCAGGCTGGTAATGTCGTTGTTCCAGCCCGCCCTTGCAGCGCCCAGGTTCAGCAGATCGGTCAGCGTCATGCTGGCCGTGTCCATCTGTTTACGCCAGCCGTTTGCATCAGCGCCGCTTGTCAGGCCATGCCACGCCCAGGAGCCGTTACCGCCGCCTGCGGTGCGGATATACACCGTGCCGTTTTGCGCGGCCAGCAGCTGCACCAGCGACGCGCCGGCATCATAGCTGCGGCGCATGTTAATCAGCTGCCCGCTCAGCGCCAGTGGCGCTTTGCCAAGTTCAACCGGACCGTCCGTAAAGCTGCCGCTCAGCGTCCAGAAGGCACTCAGGCGGGTGACGACTATGTTGGACAGTGAAGTGATTTTGCTGTCCAGCACGGCAGACGCTGCGCCCAGGCCAAACGCCCCCACGGCCATCAGCGCGCCGGCCGTATTATCAGTCGGGGATTGCTGGACGTTCGCCAGCGCGGCGGTACCAAGCCCAAGATGTTTACGGGCTTCCGGAACGTCCGGCAGATCCCCCAGGTTTTGAGCGGCCTTCAGCTGCTTGTCATTGGTTACCTGGTCGAGTTCGATGTTCTGACGAAAAAGGGCTTTATCCTCAATATCCGAGCCGTTGTTGGCGCTGACCATGTTGTTATCGATCAAGGCCTTCAGGATTTTCAGCCCCTTCAGGTTGGCGGCGATCAGTTCGTCGTCGCTGTCGTTCACCGAGTCGAGCGTGATACCTACCTGCCGGTTGATGCGGTAGTTCGTCACGATCATTGCCTGCGTCACCTGCGTGGTGCCGGTTGGCACAAGCACGCGGCAAAGCTCCAGCTGGTTCGGCGCCAGCGCAACCGACAGATCCTGCGCAAAGACGCGCGCGGCCTTAACGGCGGAATCGCGGTTAACCTGCTCTGTCACAGTGCCGACTTTGTAGTTCGCCTCCAGCACAATGCGCGTGGTTTTGCCCGCCACCACAGGCAGCGTGAGATCCGCCAGATGCTGTACCGTGATCTGGTGCGCGTTCACGTCAATGGAGGCGGCGCCCTGCCCGTCCTCCGCCCCTTTTGAGGTGACGACAACATTCAGCCCGGTCCCGGCAACCGGCGAGAAGCCCAGGTAAAAGCCGGGGCGCACCACACCTTTTAACTTCCGGTTAAGCGCGGAACTGGTGTAGGTCTCCAGGTACTGCATATCCGCCGACAGCGGCGCGGAGCCATACGCATAGCCTGACATAACGCCTACGTCGGTAATTTCGTTATCAGTCATGTGCGTTACGCCGTTTTCTGTTCAATGGTAACCAGCAGGTTATAGGCCTTGCCGCGAAATACCGTGTCCTGCTGCAGACAAAGCACGGCAAAGGCGTTGCCGTCTGCATCCACCAGCGTCAGTGTATTAAGGTCATAGGCCTTGTCAGCGGCAAGCTCTGACTCGTTAAGCTGGATAGAGACAGAGATTTCCGCGCCCGTGCTGGTCAGGATCAGCGGCGTCTCAGTAAACTTGCCGGACAGGTTGGCATTGCTGAAGGTGGAAGGAATATCCGCAATGTTCCAGCCGCCGGCAGCATTACTGGTGACCAGCGCAGACTTGCCCCAGTAGGCTTTGACCATCTGGAAGCGGTTTCCCTTGCCGATGGATGATTCAGCGCGACGGATGTAGTAGTAGTCCAGCAGCTTCGCCTTAAACAGCTTGCTGCTGACGGAGATGGTATCAGCCATAAAAAAGCCTCTCAGAGTTAAGAGGCCAGAGGGTAAGGAGTTTGTAAAATCCGCAGGTCAACTATGAGACAAATTGCTCGTAAAAAAGCATTGTAACCGTGCTGGTGTCGCTGCCGTCCGCGGGCAGCGCCAGAATAAACTCCGGCGTCCCATCGAAGGGAAACGCCACTGTTTCACTGCTGCCGTCGTCACGCGTGACCGTAACGCCCTGATAGTCACCCTTCAGGATAGCGATGTACTCCACGCCTTCCTCCGTAAATAACCGGGCGCGGCTGTCACCGCCGGCGCTGGTAATAACAACCGGCGCCGGAGCGGCGTCCGGTTTGTTCTGGTAGTCATTCCACCAGGCATCAGCAGGTAGCGCGTCATAGCGCTTAACGTAGCGCGCTTCTCTGACGGGCTCAGGAGACATGACATGCAGCTGTTGTGACGTCATGTGCAGCGTCTTTATTTCCGATTGCAGATCGGCGTAGGACATTTTGGCCCGGTAGTCGATACCGGCACTAATCAGCCGCACGCGCTCTGAATCAGCGGTAAGTTCAAACGAGATAAACAGTGCCACGCCGTCAAACACAATATGCAGCGGCAGCAGCGGCTCAATGATCTGGTCAAACTGGCTCAGCAGTTTGTTAACCGCCTCCGTCTGCTCCACGTAGCCATAGCGCTCGTACAATTCGTTAAGCGCCACCGAAATTTGGGCGCGAGACGTCAGAAAGAACTCGCCATACTGCTCCTGCGCAACCTCCACGCCCTCTTTTGTGGTGAAAAATGAGCCGTAAGGTGCTTTCTCCTGGTCCACCGGTGCATAAAGCGGTTGCCAGGTCACGGGCAGGTTATCGAACTCGCGCCAGAACGTTGATGTGATCGGCTTATCGGTACCCTTAAAATGCACTTCGTCCAGGCGCTGCGCCAGCAAAACCGGCCTGCTGGTGTCCGTGGTTTCCGCCACGACAAAAAAGCGGCCATACTCGCTCATGCGCAGCGTCAGATCGTCTTTGTCCATCGTGAAATAGCTTTTGCGGTTGGTAATGCGTTCAAGCGTTGGCTCTACCGCCTGCTCAAATACTGACTGCAGGATATTTGCAAAGCCCGACCACAGCTCTGACGTGCTTTTCTCTTTAGTGAGCCGGTCTTTTACCCAGTTTCTGATCATGGCTCAGCCTCAGAGATAGTTAATTTCGATGCTGGAGTTAGCAACGTCGAGATAGATAAAGTCATTCAGCTGCACGGCAGTTTTCAGATTGTTTGTCTGCACGTCATAGGAGATAAACAGATCAAGCTCCTCAATGACGCGCCACAGGTCTTTTACCTGCACCTGCGCAAACTGTTTGCCGGCGGCGACATCACTCTGATAGCTGTCGCCAAACGTAGTCGCGTCGCGCCCGAATTGCGCTTCCAGCAGCTTCTGCACCTCGTCTTTCGCATCAGAAATAATGACGTTCTTCTTCGCCACGGCGTTAATGCTTACCGTGAAAGGCTCCTCCTGCGTGCGCACGTAGCGGAAGGTTTTATTCAGCTCGTTGGGTACCGACAGGACGGCGGTCATGATCAGTTCTTCGAGCTCTGCCTGTGTATACCCCGGCTTATGGCCACAAAAGAAAATCGTGTTGATGTTGGAGAGCGATTTAACGCCGGTTGACTGCTCCTGCTCCTTTTCGCCCCAGGCGCTGATCCACGACATACCCGGCACTTTGCGATTCAGGAAGTATTTGTAATCACCGCCCCATACAACCTGCTCATCATAGGTAACGTAGTACTGCGCCCGGTTGCGGGTCTCCTCGGTTGATTCAAAACCGCTGCCACCGGTGATCGGCGTCATAGTCACCACCTCAATTTTGCTGCTCATATCGGCAATGTTGCCCGCCGGCGTCAGCTTCTGGCCCTGCGTCAGCGTGGTATCGCCCCGGCTGCACCAGACGTCCAGATCGACTTTGCTGCCGGTTGTTGGCATTTTGCCGATTGCACCGTCGCCAAAGCGAACGCCCAGCTGTTCGGACGGCTTATAGACCATCACATAATGCTTACTGGAGCCGCGCGACAGGCGAAACAACGGATTATTTGTCCACTGCGTTTTGTCCTCGTTTTCCGTTACAAAAACGTCGAGTGAAACGGCCTCCTCGGTAATGTCACGCGGCAGCATAACCGTGTAAAACGCCGATTCAGCCTCAATGGTGGTGGACACGTTGACGTACTCCATCTGGCGCACGTCATTCACCGTCACGCTTTTACCTGCGGGGATATGAATCACGTCGGTTGTGACGTAGGGCAGCTGCGCCAGCGACAGTAATTCTGCATAAATCGGCAGCTGAATATCCTGATCCGTTTTATTGGTGATCTTCACGCTGCCCCAGGACGGCGTGATTAAGTGGCCAATGTAGTTACGATCTTCGGCTGCGGCCAGAATGCTCGATCGCTTCGTTGCCGTGGAGATAAAGCCCTCAGTCAGCCCGCGTTCGGCGGTGCTCTGCGCGGCGTAAATGATTTGCGCGCCAAACACGGCCATCATCTGAATGAACTGGCTATTGGTAAACTTTCTCCACCAGCTGTTGCTCTGCAGCAGCCCGTTAAATTTGTCCTGTAATGCCTGAATGTTCACGATATTCCCCGGTTAACTTTTGTTCATGGACACGGCCAGCGTGCCGTTTGATGTGACGAATGTGATTTGCCAGGTATCAACGTTCTCCGGGGCGCAGCGGATGGCGCGTAACCCCAGCCCCGGCAGATCGATACGCAGCTTGCGCAGCAGCGCCGCTTCTATGGCGACTTCGGTTAAATGGCCGGTCTCCGATCCGACTGGCTCATGTTTGTAGTCCTGCATGGTGTTCCCCCAGCCAGGCAGGCCATAGACGCTGCCCTGCGGGGTTCTCAGCCACTCCTCAAGGCGGGCAAGCCACGCCTGAGAATCGCCCTCTTTCAGCACGACGCCGCCCTCATCCACGCGCATCAGGCAGTCAATTTCGTTTTGCATGCGTTAGTCCCTCAGTAATTCGTTGAGCGCCGGATCGCTGATGCTCAGCGACGACGACTGGCGCGGCGCCGGCTGCGCGGTATTGACCACTTTATCCGGTGCTTCTTCGCCTTTTTTCTTGGTGACGCCCAGCAGCGCCTCCAGCTGCGTGCGCATGGCTTTCAGCTCTTTGAGCATGTCTGAATCCTGACCGGCGCTGTCGCCCTTCATCATCGGACGCATGCCGCTGGCGCCTAAATCAGTGACGTTCGGGATTTGTGCCGGGTGACTCAGCAGCGGCTGCTGCGGTGCGGAACGTGCCGGGGATGCGCTGCCGCCTGCAAAAAATGACTGGCCGGCGCTGGCCAGCGACTCTATGCCGCTGTCCAGAAAACCACCCGCTTTGCTGGTGAGCGGTGACACGGCGCTGAGAATCCCCGGATCGGTTATGCCCGCCTGACCCAGCACGCCGCTTATCATGTCGTTACCGCTGAAGCCTCCCAGCGTCTGGCTGAAGGTGTCGCCCAGGGCAGGCATGACGGCAGAGCCAACGGCTTTTACCCCGTCCATCGCGCCACCCATCATGCGATCAAAAAATCCGGCTTCTGCTGCAGGCTGTGCCGGCGCGCTGTCAGCCGCCATAGCCCTGTTGATGACCTGCTCTTTCGCCGCATTAACAACACTGCCGGACGTGGCAGAGTTCGGACGGACGCGGGCGCGGCCAAACGATGCGCCTGACGTAGCGACAGGACGTGAGCGCGTGGCAATCTGGCCCGGTGAGAGCGCCGCCATCTGCAGGCCAGCCGGAAGCGAGTCACCCGCCGGCAGTGAGAGGCCGCTGGTTGGCCGGTTGCGGGCCAAACCTTCCACGCCCAGTGATTCAGCAGCGCCCTGTAACTTTCCGTCAGCCCACTGGTTAAGGCCTTTCACGCCGCCCCAGGCGGACGACGCACTCTGTTTGATGTTGTCGGTTAAGCCCGTGGCAGGTTTGTCTTTGTCAGATTTCGCGGCGGCGGCGGCAACCTGTGAGCCGGTTGGCGCAGCGGGCGCATTTACCACGACGGCAGGTGCGGCCTGGACGGGTGCGGCAGCGGGTGCCGCTGCGCCAGGCGTTACTTTTACTTTGTCGCCGGCCGAATAAAGCGAATCAGCGGCAACGGGTGCCAGCCCCTGCTTTGTCCGCGCTTCGTTTACCGATTTCAGGGATTCATCGCTGAATTTGCCCCCTACCCACTTGCCGTTTTCATTGTGGCCAATGGCATTCATCATGAAGTCATTCGTCACCTGCGGGTTTCCGCCCTCAATGGTGGCGATACCCCGCATCATCTGCGTCATGACTTTGGGATCTTTGAGGTCAAGCTGCTGATTGCTTTTCACACCCAGCTTTTTAGAGAGTGAATCGACGTAATTCGACGTGTCATTTTCACTCTGCGGGGCATACAGCTTGATAATGTCCTCAACGGTATTGAGCTTCTTGTAACCGGCAGCTTTAGAGGTGCCTTCGGAATAGCTGGTAAGCTGGTTGGCCAGCGCCCTGAAACCTTCCTCCGGCGTGTTGAATTTCGCAAAGCGCGCCTCGCCTTTGGCGTTCTTCGCTTCCAGGCTTGCGCCCTCCTGCCCGACAAAATTCAGGTTGCCAAAATTGTTGTTGCGGAAGGATCGGGTTTTCGCGTTGGCGCCGCCGATGTTGAGATCCGCGCCGATGCTGTTTTTCGCCACGTCGGCATAGTCAGCCGTGCTTTTACCCTGCGCACCTACGCCATCCTCACCCCATGTGCCACCCTGCAGCTGTGAGCCCAGCCGGTTGATCGCCGTAACGGTTTTCTCGGTCCCGTCCGTGATCGCCTTCGTCTGCTCAGCGCTGGTGCCGGTGAGCTTGTCATAGGCGCTGACGGCGCTGGTGGAAAACGAGGTGAACACGTCGCCTACCTTGCTCAGCCCCGAATCCAGCCCCTTAGCGATATCCCCGGTGTCAAACGTCAGCGCCTTAGCCGCACCATCCATACCCAGCGCGCTCGCGCCCTTCGCCAGCAACCCGGCGCCGCCCGACAGCAGCCCGCCCATGTTCAGCACGTTAGCAGCGGTGTATTCGCCTTTCTGTCTGCCGCTGACAGCCTGATTCTCTTTCAGGCCGAACGCCTTTTTCTGGCCGTCGGTATCGTGAAAGCCTTCATAGGCGTCCATTCCCGCACCTATTGCGGTACCCACCAGCGGGATCGCTTTCAGCGCGGTTTTTCCGGCGACCTTCCCGGCCACTTTAAGACCACCTTTCTCAGCGGTTTGCTCAGCGGCAGCGGCAGCGGCTTTCTCAGATACGGCAATGCCCTCTTTAGCTGCTACCTTGCCTGCGGTATCTGTAGCGGCTTTAGCTCCTTCCTTTGCGGCGGTTTCGCCTGCTGCTTTCGTACTGGCAAGCACGGTTGCGCCGGTGGCCGCTGTTGCAGCTGCAGCGCCAGCGCCGGCAACGGTTGCCGCTTTTTTGCCGCCTTTCAGGGCTTCCATTGCCTTTGTCAGCAGGCTTTTCTTCTTAGGCTCAGGCCGGGTTTTTTCCCCATGAGGCTTCTTCTTGCCGTCCGGCAGCAGATCGCCTGCGGTATCAAGCGCCCCTGCAGCGGCAGTAAGCGCACCACGCTTGCGCCCGCGGGAGCGTCGTTTACGCCTGCCGGGTATGAGCGAGTCCAGCAGCCCGCCGTCTTTGCCACCCGACGCATGCGCGAGCTTTTTGATTTCGTCGCGCACGTCGTCCAGGCCGCTGATGATACGATCGTCATTGGCGGCAAGTATTTTGGTTTGCTCCTGCGTGACCTGTACGGCCTTTGCCTGCTGCGCGCTCTTATAGCCATCAGCTGATTTTGGCTTGCCGACGGCCGGCGGCTGCTTCGCTGCTGCGGTAACTGGCGGGTGCGTCACCGGCGGTTCAATTTTCAGCGCGGCGTTGCCTTCGGTTTTTCCCTGCATGAAGTTTTTCAGCGAGACGACGTTTTTACCGACTTCGGCGGAAATGTCGTACATGCCTTTACCCATCATCCAGAGCGGCCCCCCTGCGGCGGTACCGGCAATGTCTGTCCCTGATGACATGGCATCGCTGTTTGTTTCAGTAGCAGATTTCATCATGCTGGTTAGCGATCGGTAAAAGCCCTGCTGCTGCTTATGCTCGGCGCGACGGGCATTTTTCTCCTGCTGCGCAGCCGATGCATCACCTGACTCAGTGCGCGATTTGAAGCGTCCGTTAGCGTCCCGGTTGGACTGCCCCTCAGCCTGCGGATCAGAATTTTTAGCCGCGGAATCACGGGCTGCAGGCGCACTGTTTCCTGCTAAATTTGTGCCGCTATTTATGCGCGTAATTCTATTTTTATGCCCCGATTGTTGCTTAATTTTTTCATTTTTTTGTCTTTCATTACGTCTAAATTCTGAAAGCGTTACTATATTGTCGTTATCAGACACATTGACGCGCGATTTTTTGACGGATGATCTGACTTTTTTATCACCTGAATTTTCATTTTTGTGATTAATTTTATCATTTGTATTATTTGTGGATTTTCCTCTCTCTTTTTTATCTTTTCCTGCGTCATTTTTTGGCAGTTTTTTCTCATTCTCACTACCTGAAGTCCGCTGTGAAAGGGATCGCCTTACCGTTAACCCGTCCGTATCTTTACTGCTTTTTTCTGTTATTTTTCCAGCATTATTCAGCAGGGCGCGCCTGATTATCGCCAGTTCTTTCAGTTCCTCGCGGCTGGCATGCTCTATGGCTGAAATTATTTGTGAAAATTCTTCTACGTTTTTCATTCCGATCCGCCCCGGCTCCTTTGCAGTTGGTCGATAAGCGTTTTGTTCATCTGGATTGCCCGCCATAGCGGCAGGGCATCCACGTCACTGACAGGCTGGCGCGCAACCAGCGTCAGGTTGTCAATGATGGTTAGCCATCCACTGAGTTGAAAATTTCGGAATAAATAATCCAGAGCGAAAGGGGATAAACAGTTGAGTGGTGTTCATCTGCATGCCCTCCTTTTCGCATGGTGTTGGCGGAAGCAGCAGGCGCACCTGACCCTGTGTGATCTGCATGCGCAGACCGTGACGCAGGTTTCTCTGCATCAGCTGGATATGCGCCACCAGTGGTGCAAACTCCAGATCGGGAACCATGTTTTCCATAATGTCGAAGCGACGGTTTGCGGCAGCTTCAAAATCTTCCGGATCGTCATCCAGCGAGGTACAGAGCGCGAACTCAGCAATGCGCATGCGTACAAGCGCTGCCTCATACTCCGGCGCGTCTGCATCCGGCAGGCTCACGCGCAGGCGCTCCAGCATCTCCTGACCGCGCCCGGTAAGCGGCTTTAGCGTCCAGCTGGTTGCCACGCCGTTGACCGGCACGCTCACGCGCTCGTATGGCTCAATGGTCAGCAGCTCGACGGTTTCCGCCAGGTCTGACAGGTCAAAGTCGTAGGTATGCACTTCTTTGCAGTGTTCGCAGGTGTAGTGAAACGCCTCAAGGTTATCTGCGCGGCTGTTAATCATGATCCACCAGAGCGCGGTGCGCCGTTCCTGCGCAGTCCAGTCGCGGCTGTCGCTCAGCGGGCCTTCCTGCAGGTGATTGAGGTATTCAGTCACGCGGCGTTCGTCACTGATTTCATCCGGCGTGCTGTATTTGAGCGCGTCTTTCATGACCGGCTGGCGAAACTGAATTTCGGTACCGGGACGCGAGGCCAGGGGAAGCGGAGGAATATTCACGGCAGTGTCCTTCAGAATTTAATGAGGTTTGATACGGATGATTGAACCTGGTTTGTAATTCCTCCGGTTAATCCTTTTGCCAGTCCGTTCAGCGCGCCGCCGGCACTGGTGTACTTCACAAAAGTCACAGGGAAGGTGGCAAACTCGCCCACGGCATCGCGCGCGCGGGAGATCTCGCCAATCGTGGTAATGAAACCCTTCATTTCTTCTTCCAGTGAGGCCTGACCATCCTGCGTCACCCGGTAAATCCGGATGTTTAACAGGTAGGCAGGAGGGAGGTTAAAGGTGCCGTCGCCGTTGGATATGCGCGCCCGCTTCTCCTTGAATTTCTGCAGCAGTTCGCCGCTTTCGTTGTCGCGGAGCGTCATGGTGACAGAGCCCGCCGTAACGTGGGTTGGCTTCACGAACTCCACGCCGCCAATCAGCTTGCTCTCGGTCTCCACGTTGTTAGCGCTGTAGGTGATATCTTTCACGTACATATCCACGCGCGAGAAGCCGTCTATTTCGATGTTCCATTGCCAGCCCTGCGCGTAGCGAATGCGCATCGCCATTTCCAGAATGGCTTTAGCACTGGAGAGCTCAGGCGGCAGGCCTGCATAAGACGCGCCACCGCCGCCGCTCATGTTTGAGGAGGCACGCGCCAGAATGTTTGATATCAGGCTACTGCCAGCCTGTCTGGCCGTACTGGAAGCCAGGCCTTTGATGTTCCCGGCCAGCCCGTCAAAAAAGCTCATGCAGTCTCCTTACCAGGAACTCATTGCGGGGATAATTGCCCGGTTAGCGGAGATCTGCGCTTCCAGATCGGTTTTGCGCTGGTGCAGCGTGGCTTCATCCGGCAGAAACGTTGCATCAAACTTTCCGGCGATGTGCAGCCGGCGCAGGCGCTCCACGTTAGGAATCGCTATCAGCGCTTCAAGGTAATCTTCAATCAGCCCGGTAATGTCCGGCGGCAGCGTCGCCACGTCATAATCGCAGTCGCGGATATTGCGAAAGTAGAGCAGGGTGAGCGGCCATTTTTCGCGGCCAGTCAGCTCAAGCTCTATGGTGGATTCCCAGGGATCGGCGTATACCAGCGCGCCATTGAAGTCGTTCACGTTTACCAGCGAGAGGTAATCAGACGGAAACGGGAGGCTTGCGCCCCCCGTTTTTTCAATGCGTATGCGACCGGTTACGCCGGCCCGATCCTGATAGACGCCCAGTGCCTGGCGGAGAAGGCTTTGCAGCAGCGGTGCCTCGTCCACCAGCAGCGTCGTGAAGCGCGTTTTTACGGCTTCAAGCAGTTCGGCCGGCGTCATGATTATTCAGCCCAGTTGTACACAACGCGCAGCGGCAGCTTGACGGCTGCAGTCGTGTCCTCGGAGCCAAAATCCACGGCGTCTGAGTAGATTTTGCAGTGCAGGTAGTTACGCGTCAGGCCAGCGTCAGCGCCGCTGTTTGACTCGGCGGCGGCGGCAAAGGTGAGATCCAGATACTCTTTGTTGAGCACCATTTTGCGGACGGCTGCAAAGACGTCGCCCTTAATGGTTTCAACGCAGGTCATCTGGAACTCGCCGGAGTTTTTCAGTACGCCGTGCTGGTTAAACTTCATGCCGCCTGGCGCAACGTCCTCAACGTCCTCGCGCGCCATTTCAGGCAGCTGAGTTGTGCGGACCAGAATGGACAGATTCGGGTAACCCTTAACGGTCATCCAGTATTCGGAGCCGATAAGTTTTTCACCGGCGGCAAGGTTCTGGTTAAAGCGTTTTTTCAGAAATGCCACGTCGGGTTTTGTGTTGGAAAAGCCGGACATAAATTGTTCCTCAGATAAACATAAATGGAATATCAGACTGGTTCTGGACGCTCTGGCCGGAGCACTGCAGCGTGACGGTGTTGTGCGTGTAATACCCCTCAGCGGTGCGGGGCGCGTCCAGCTGGTAGCTGACGCTTTTGATCACAACGTCCATGATCTTCAGGCGGCGCCCGATATCCAGAATGACGGGGAGAGGACGGCGACCGCCGGGGAGGGCGGCATTCAGTTCAGGCGAAGCCATCTGCTGCAGCGCCATGATTGCGTCCATCACTTCGATCTTCGCGTTCACGGTGGCCATCAGGTCTACCACGATGCTGAACTCTGGCGGCTGCTGGCCTTCCCAGATAAGCAGGGAGTTAAATTCAGACTTTGAGGTATTCCCGGTTGCCGCCTGCGTGCCGCTTGCCAGCTTGCCCGCTGCCGTGCTGACCGCACCGGCCACGCCGCCAAGCGAGTCATTGGCAAAAGGGGATTCCCACATGGATTCGAGACTGGCGCTCGACCCTTCCCCGATATAGCCCACTACCATCGCCGTCTGAGACGTGATGTAGAGCTTCAGGAATGGGCTTACCCCGTCCGGCATGATTGCACCGCAGATCATCGCGCTATCCTCATTGCCGCCGGCGTTAACCGGCGGCTATCCCTTACAGACCGCGCTTTTTGCGCAGCTTCATCGACTTCTTACGGTGCGCGTTCGCCATTGAGCTGTGCGCCTTCATGCGGGCTTTTTTGAGCGCCTGCTTCTGCAGAGACGTCATGCGGCGCTTCTTCGGACGCTTGCGGATAAGCGTTACCACGCCATCGCGCACGGCTTTGAACGTGGCTGACTCAAGCATGGCTTCGCCACCTTTGCCGCCGGCAACGGTGTAGTCAGCAATGGCTTCGTCGTCGTCGCTCAGGCCGGAAAGCGCCTCGAAAACGTTCTCAGCAGCGCTGTCGTCGTCGTCGTCGATCATGCTGGTGATGTCATCCTGATCCGCACCCAGGGCAACGGCAGCGTTAGCCAGCTGGCCCAGCGCGTCGTTAAACTGATCCACCTGGTCATCAGTCAGATCGTCGTCCTCTGCAATGCCATCCAGACCGGCCAGCACCAGCGCCAGCGCTTCAAAACTTTCAGCGTCGGCTTCGCCGTCGGCAATCCAGCCCGCCAGCAGGGACGCTGCAACAGAGCGGGCATCCTCACCGGCGCGACGCTCCACGGCTTCAAACATCGCCATGACGCGCGACTCTGCCGCTTTTTCGTCGTTGACGCCTTCCGCCATAAAGTCCTGTTTTACGGGCTCAGCTGCCGGCGCGGCAAACGCCGCGCCCAGGAGGCCATGAGACTTGTGGTTAAAAATGTTGTTCATAATTTCCTCTGTTAGCGGAGCAGGGTTGGCTTACCGACGATGCGGCGTGAAGAACCGGTAGGGCAGACAGACCAGGTGGCTTCCCACAGGTCGATATCTTTCTGCACAACGGCGATGACAAACGGCTCGGTACCCTGCGTGGCGTCACGCGGCTTAACCAGCGCCTCCGCGGCAACGAAGCGCTCCAGAACGTCTTTCAGGCCATCCGTGAGGCCTTTAAAGGTGATACCGTCCGGCTCATGCTTGAGCGCTTCCGCCACGTCGTAAAAACTGCGCGCGATTGCGTTCATCAGTGAACTGATGTGCTGCAGGCGCAGGTAGTTGTTTTTGGCGAAGGTGGTCAGGGAATCGTCAATGTACATATTCCCGTTCTTGTCCAGGCTGACCGGGTTAATACGCGCATTTACAAAGGCTTCGCGGTCGATTTCATCCAGGCTCGGGATCGGCTTGATGTTCTGGCGTCCGATAATGGCGCGCGACACGCCTGCCGGCGCGTAGTGCCAGCCACCGACGTCGGAGACCAGCGCAACACCTTTCGCTTTCGCCACAAACGCATCGCAGGAGATCCCCCAGCTGACGTTGGTCCCGGTAAACGCGTCGCGCGCGGTGTACGGCCAGTAGTAACGCGCCGCCTGATGCGAACCGCCGAAACTATGGCTCTGCGCTTCGGCAATAGCGGCGGCTGACAGCTGCGCCCCGTGAATGTCATAAAACATATCGGTACGGGTATCTTCAGCCAGCTTCACCAGCGCGGCGAGGATGGTCGGGTCATAGCAGCCCAGCGACAGCACGGCGGTCCAGGTGAACATGGACTTGCGCAGCACGGTCAGCGCTTTGGAGTAATCCGCCGTTTCAATCGCAGACAGATCGCCGTCGGTACCGCCGCTGAACTGCATATCCTCGAAGCCTTCGGTGATCTGCAGCATCTGCGTTTCAACGTCATCAGCTACCACGGCGCGCAGGCGGGTAGAGCCGTTTTCCAGCGCGGTCGGCAGGAACGCCGGAGATCCCATATCGCTGGTGGCGTCCGGATTAAAGGAGATCTGGTGTGACTCCAGCTCCGTTTCACCGCCGGCCGCGTCAACCTGCTTCAGCGTCAGGATGTAGAAGCCCGGAGCGGTTTTATCCGCCTCCATGCTCAGCGTGCGGTCTGCAGAGGCGTCACCATCCTCAATGTAAATCATGGCCGCAGCGCCAGCCGCCAGAACCGGATCGGTTCCCGGCGCGAAGTTGGTGGCAACCACGCTCAGCTCCTGCATGGTGGTATCAGCAGTCAGTGACAGGGCGGGGATCTTCATTCCCGGCGCCGGCACGCGTACCACATAGCCATCGCCGCCGTTTACCGCCGTTGCAACGTGGCGCAGAGGTTCAAAAGCGGCGCCGCTGCGCGGGTGAATAGGCGCGCCCAGCACCGCCTGAAAGTTGTCAGCCGTAACGCGCAGTACGGAGCCGATTTTACCGCGGCGGGAAATGACCAGGCCTGCAAAGACGGACGCGCCGCCGGATGTGACCGACGTCGTTGCGTCAGCATTGACTTCGCTTATGCCGACGCCAGCCGCCTGGCCTACTGCAAAAGGGATCTTATTCATGTGATATTTCCATGAAATGCCCCCTTAACGGGGGCGTTAAAGGGGATTAGCTGGCAGTACCGGTGGTGACAGCTTCAGGTGCGGTTTCGCCCTGAATTTTCTTGCCGGTCAGCATGTCGTAAGCGCCTTCTTTCGCATTGGTCAGCGTCAGCTTGGCGAAGTAATTCTCACCATTGCGCGGGTGCAGCTCGTTGAGGGAAGAACCCCAAAGCGTGGTGCGGTTGACCAGAGACGGGTTGGTTTCGTGGACATACGGGATTGCCGGAACGGCGTCACCGGCGATCAGGCCAGCATCACCGATGGAATCACCACGGCCATAAAACAGAATGTCCTCTTTGCTCAGCGCGACGCCGTTGGCCACAAACTGATCGCAGATAGCGGTCGGTACTTCGTAGATCGGATAGATGCCAAACAGGGTGCCGATGCGCTGAATGTACGGCGACTGGACAAAGTTAGGATCGGCCTGGAACACGTTAGCCGGAAGGCTTTTCAGGAAGTTTGCCGCCTCGCCACCTGCAAAACCGCCACGGATGCCAGCCTTACGGGTACGGTTCACCATGTCAGTGCTCAGCTGCGTAATGGCATGCTTCAGCAGCGTTACCCACGATTCGTAGGTCTGGCCTTCCGGCAGCGCTACGTCAAACTCACGATTGTAAACGGTGTGGAATGCCATAGTGCGCAGACGCATCATGTCCTGCTCATGGCTCAGCCAGTTACGCATTGCAGTAAACTGCGTGGACGACAGGTTGATGCCAAATTCACGGCTCAGATCGGACGCAGACATCACGGTATGCTCTGACGCAATAACGAACTGCGACGGCTTGATGGTGAACTCACGCATTGACTGGTTGATAACCGGGATCAGGCCTGGCGCTTTTTCAACGTTGATCTCGACCTGTGCGGCCAGCTCAGTACCTTTAGCCGGCGCATCGGTAAAGGTCACAGCAATGGTGCCTTTGTCGTAATCGACTTTACAGGTAGCCTGGAACTGGTTGCCTTTGACGTCTTTGTCGGAGAAAAACAGGTTGCCGTCAGTATCATCGACTTTACTCGGACGACGGTTGATCAGCAGCTTGGTGCGGCCAGCACGGATCGGCATATCCGCATTCTCAATCGCCTTAATGCTGAAGGTGAAGGTTTTCTTGGTGCCGTCCGGCTGCGCTGCAGCAGGGAACAGGTACAGGCGTTTCATCTGCGAGTAAACCGCCGCAGACTGCATATGCATTTCATCGCCCTTCTGGAAGGTGCCAAAGCTGGTACCGGCCACGTTCATCAGCTCGTAAATCTTCGCTTCGTCGCGCTCGCACGGAACAAAGGTACATGCGTCGCTGGTGGCAGCGCCCAGCACCGCAGGCAGGATCAGCGCGGCAAACTGCGCCTGACGCATTACGCCGTCAGAGGTGCGCATATCAGCAGCCACGGACTCAAACATCGCTTTGCCGTTGCCTTCATGCTTTTCAGCCGCTGATTCGATCATCAGGTTTTCAAGCGCGCGGCTGGCGTTCGCCAGCTGATCAGCTGGTGGGTAATGACCGTTACGCTCTTTGTACTCGATCATGCTTGACGCCCACGCGGTGCCTACCAGACGGCAAAACTCCGGGTTAACGCCTTCAAACATCGGATCACGGCCAGCCGCCTCGCCAATACTGACGGACATAGACTGGCGGTCAGAAATCATTGAGCCATCTGCGTTGCGCTGTGCGTCAACGGTGAAAGCCATAACGCGCGATGCACGCTGCATAACGTCCTGCTCGCGCTGGCGAGCCGGGGAAATATCTTTACTCACAAGTAGACCCTTTTTTCAGGGCGCGGCTGCGAGGGAACTTTTGACGGGGCAAATTTAGGCGGTTTGTAATTTGCGTTGTGCGGTAGGCAAGAAAAAATTGCAATTATGAGGATTTATTTTAGAAATGCATGTACATTTAGGCGATGAATTTGACCACTGGTATACCTCATGGCTTATAAGCTCTACTTTCAATACGCAAACGGCTCCCGCTCACACATGCTTTCGACCGGCAGCCGGCGCGACGCCCAGCAGCACCTTGATTACCTTCTGAGTGAGGCCGAACCCCGCTCACTGGCGCAGCAGATCATCATCATGTACGGCTCAGAAATTATTATGGAAGTCAGCCCGACATTAGATGATGACGGGATTCGCGCACTGCCTCGCTGGCGTAAAGCCGGTAACACGCAGCAGATGCATAACCCGGTTACGGCGTCTATTTACATGCCGAGTGCAGCGCGTGATTTTCTGCTGCTGGCGGGTGAGGGCAATCTGGCAGCGGGCATGCGTAAAATCATGCTGGAAACAGGCAGGCCGGAAATCACAGCAGCGTATATGGCAGACACAGCGGGTAATTCTGAAACTGCCGCGCAGCCAGTGAATTGAAAGTCTGAATAAAATAAAATAGCCACACACTAATAAATCATAAGCCGCTATGTCAGCGGCTTTTTTTGTGCGCGTTTTGCGCCTTGCAAGGAACACACATGGCTATTATTTCTACTCAGAATAACAAGAAATCTCCCCTCAATTACTGTCGTAAATTACTGCTGATTGCGTCAGTAATAACCGTTTTTTCAGGCACTCCAGGCATAGCAATAGCTGCGCAGGAAAATCCCGATGATCGCTCCTCAAAGGTATCTGGCGAAGGATCTTTGCAATGGACAAATCAAGTAACGGGCCAAACTATACAGGTTCCTAAAGGCTGGAGTGTCTCAATGTCGTTAGTGAACGATCGGGTGTTTACGCTCTTTCACGAAGATATGAGCGGCGCAGAAATAACTATTTGTTATGAAGAAACCACAGATGAACTTGAGCGTTATGTGGCCGATATGCTGAAAATTTACCCCCAGCGGCATATAAAAATCACTGATTCCGATTTCACTAAGGCAGATGCAATTACTTTCTGGCTTGCAGATGGAGAAATAGAAAATGAAGCAGACAAGCGTTTCAGGACAGTTATATCTAAAAAGGATGGGCGCATGTGGATTATATCTGCAAATTTCCCCTTATGGATGCTTTATAAAAAAACAGACCTTGATGATCTCATTGGCGACATAAGCTTGACAGCTTTATAAGCAGCCCCGAAGGGCTACTTTCAGCGACTGGCGTTATAGTCTGATATCAGACCGTTTCGCCTGTTGCATTCATCGACTGAGGCCAGTATTCCTGCCACATAAGCGGGTAGCCTGTCGGTGAAGCCGGGAATGTTTTCATCCACCTGGCACGGCTGGTAAGCCAGCGCCTTTTGAGGCGGCAGCTCCACCAGCTTTGTGACCGTCACGACTTCGGGAATTAACGGCGCGGGCTTTGTCCCGGAGCATGCGAATAACGCTGGCAGGCAAAGCAGTATGATTAACGCCGGCAAGCAGTATCGCCCGGTTAATTTCATCAATTTCATTCTGACTATCCTCTTTAAGTTTCTGCAGATCCTGCTCAAGCTGCGCCTGTTTCTGCGCGTAGTCCTGGCGTTCTTTTTCCCGTTTCTCCAGCGCCTGCTGCAGCGTCTGCAGCTGCGCCTGCTGCTCAGAGAGCGAGGTTTTAAGCGTGCTGTTATTGCCGGTCAGCGTTTTGTTGTTCGCAGTAAGCGTGCTGTTTGCCGCCTCCAGCTGCGCAACGTGCGCAAAGTGATCCGTGACAATCACATATCCCTTATGGCCTGCGGTCAGCAGCACGACGCAGAGCGCCACGGCTACCGCACGCTTGAGCCAGCCGGTCAGGGTGATTTGACTGAACATAGTTACTCCTCGTTGAGCGCAGCCAGAACGGCTGCGGGCATAATGGCGCTGACGGCCTGACCCATAACCGGATCGCCGCTCAGGCCGGACGTAAGCGCGATGGCCACCGCATCCGACATGGCTTTTTTTGCCGTGCTGGTGGACGCGCTGACCTGATCCGCCAGGCGGGCAAGTGCAGACGTGCTGCCGGGAAGGGGCAACAGCAGTGCATCGAGCGCGCTGGTTGCCTCGCTCAGCGCGGCTGTTTCCTCTTCGGTGAACGCTGGCGCGATTGCGGCCCCTCCCGTTGCGCCCGGTGCTGCAGCAGCGCCTGCTTTTGCGTTAATTGCCCCCATTGCCCCAGAGAGCGCGGAGAGCGATACGGCCTGCAGCAGATCGCCCACTGCGCCTGTAATGGCTTTATCCCCCATTGCGGCCACCAGCGCGAACGCCGGAGCCGGAGAGAGACGATTACCCTTTACGTGACACTCCCATCCGGTTTTCAGCTGCAGCAGCTCAGACGGGCTGCTGAAGGGCTTAACCGCTGCCACGAATCCGGCAGCAGCGCCTGCTGCAGTGTCCAGGCTCGCCGCATAGCCTGACAGCTTCCCGGTATACCCGGAGACCTCAGCCGGATAGGTGACGTCCGGCAGCAGCAGCGCCCTGACGGATGCGGCCAGCTGCTCAGCGCGTGCCTGCGCCCCCTCGCACACTACAACCGGCGCTGGCGTAACCATGCCGGAGGCGGAGAGGGCAGCAAATGCGTTGATCTGTTTGTCGTTGTCGAGCATTACTTAACCTCAAACCCGGCTTCGCCCGTGGCGACCACCGACCCGCACGAAACCGGATCGTTGACGCACACAATGCCTTTGCCGTTGATGGTGAACCACGGACGACCCGTAACCGCCGTGCCGTTGTGAGTACTGCTGCCGTCGGTGTGATCCGGAAACAGCTTGCCGTCCACCAGCACGGGCTTGCCGTTGATGGTGAGCCCCGCGTCAGCCTCAGCGGTCTGACGCGAGGGGAAGCCATCGTGTCCGGAACAAACCGAGTCCAGCGTGCCGGCGGCAGGCATCAGACTGCCCCGGCGCCGGAGCGCGCTTTATTCGTCATCAGGTATCAGCTCCAGATCCCCGCGGGTGTAGTTAAGCGGGCAGGTGTAGTACGGGTGTTTCAGCACATAGCGCTGCCCGTTCTCCAGCCAGTCCACCCGGTCAACTACGCACACTTCACCGTTAAACAGGTTGCCGCGTATGCATACGCGGGAGCCTTTGCGGATCGGCTTCTCAGCTGTGACCATCAGGATTCCAGCAGCTCGTAGAAGTCATCAGGGATATCGCTGAACGACATGAACATACCCAGCCAGACGGCGCGGCTTGCGTCGGTGATATAGCGCGACATTTTGACGGTAGACAGCACGTTGCTGACCCATTTGGTCTGCGTGCGCTGGTCAAGCGGTGACATTTCATCCCACTTATCCGTAGCCATTTCGCGTGCCAGGTTAAGGGCGTACATGGTGGCCCACATTACCGGCATCAGATCGACGGTTTCCGGCTCGTCCGGCAGCTCTGCCTGCGCTTCCAGATAGAACTCATACGCGACCTGGCAGATGTAGGTTGGCGTCAGCATGTAGCGCGATTCCGGGCGCATGGCCATCAGGCGCACGCGGGTATCTTCTGCCGTGGCGTTTGCCATGATCTGCTCAATCATGATGTTGCGTGTGGCGCGCTGCGACGGGGTAAAGCGCCAGTAAGGCGTTTCCAGCAGCACGCGGGTTTCAGGGGAGTAGTTATATTCGTACTGGAACTGCGGATCTTCGCGCAGCGCCATGCTCAGGTTGTGGAAAAGCTCAAATGCGGTAGGCTTACGGTTGCTCATAATTTACTCTGTTGAGTTAAAGGAAGCGGCACCTTAACCAGTTTGTAATTTGCAGGCGGAGAACAAGAAGGGAATTTATATACATAGTTTCTGATTAATTTATTTAGAAACCATGTTGCAGTTTTTGTATATTTTGGCTTATAGTCTGGCCTGCGGGCAGGTAGTGCCTGCGCATAAAAAATAAGGAACATTAAATGAAAAACCTTTTTGGAAACGTTGTCCCGATGAGTGGTCTGCCTGTCGACAAAACCGTGCTGGCGTCGTCCGGCAAATCCGGCGTGCAGCTGCTGGACTGCGGCGAAGAGTTTCAGGGCCGTTATGAGGTGGTTTCTCAGGGCGTGCTGGTGGCCTGCACCGACAATTACGCGAAAGCGAGTGATTACTACTTTAAAGAGAGCGCACGCATCAGCGCTGAAAGCCAGGCCAGCTATAACGCTAAGGTCAGAGAGGCAGAGTCAGCAGGGCTGAGCGGGTATCGCGTGCGGGATTATGCCAATGACCGCATAACGCTTAGTGACGCGCTGGCGCAGCAGAACACACCGCGCGGCATCCCGGCAGAGTTTCTGCCCGCTCACAATCCAATGTGACGCACCACGAACAAAAAGAACCCCGCACAGAGCGGGGTTTTTTGTTTCAGAGCACGGCAATTATGTCGTCTGCCGTTTTGCGCGTATCGCCCTTACAGGACACGGATCGGCGTGCGGCCAGCGGCATGATCCTGAAGCCGTTACGCGTGTACAAATCCACGACTGACGGCGCGCTGCTGTTGGTAATGACTACCTTAGCGCCGCGCTTGCGCGCTGCCACCAGGCACTCCACCAGCCGCGTCTGATGCTCAAACGTGAAGGCGTTGCCGCTGTAGGCAGTAAAGCCGTTTTCGTCCGGCATCGGCTCATAAGGCGGATCGCAGAAAATCACGTCACCTTCGCCCGCCTGGCCGATCACATCCTCAAACCCGGTGCAGACAAACGTCATTTCTTTCTGCAGGCCAGCGAAGTGCTGCAGTTCATCCAGCGGAAAGTAGTTTGCCCCTGCCTTTTTGTTCCAGCCCACGTTAAACAGGCCTTTCAGGTTATACCGGCACAGCCCGTTAAAGCAGGTGCGCATCAGCGCCAGGAACAGCGCTGCATGCCGCACCGCGTGCGCCTGGCGTCCGTTAAATTCATCGCGCATGGCCACATAGGCTTCGTTAGTGAGACAGCCCTTTTCCAGCTGGTGAGCCGTATTAATCACGGCGTCCGGGTTGCCCTGCAGCTGATTGAAGAGGTTAATCAGATCCGGGTTGATATCCCCCAGCAGGTTGCGCTTAAAGCCAGCGTTGATGAATACGGTACCGCTGCCAACAAACGGCTCAATCAGGCGCTTCCCGGCTGGCATTACCGCCAGTATTTCATCAAGCACGGAGTGTTTGCCGCCCGCCCATTTCAGGAACGACCGCGGGTACTTATCCTCTGCAACCTTTCGCGCCGGCGCACGCTTTTTCTTTGCCGCGGGCGCTTCACGGACGTAGGCTACGCCGTGACGGTCAGCAGCAGTAAGGCAGGGCGCTATGTCGATCATCGGCTCAGTAGCGTTACCGCCGCTGCCCGGAGCGCGGCCTATCCAGTTGCCCGGAATCCCGTAAATCGTGCCATCCGTATCAGCGCTATTTTTTGTCGGTGCTTCCGGCGGCGTGGTTGTGGCCACCAGCATGATCTGATTGGCAATGCGATCGCCAATCCAGCGCATAACCGGTACCGCCATAGAGTTACCAATCGCTTTATAACGCGGACCATCAGCCGCCAGGCGGTGCGCCTCTTCTTCCGGCATATCAGGGTGCGTCAGGCGCAGGTAAGCCAGTTCGTCAGCAGCAAGCGCGTTGCGTTTCTTCTCCGGTATCAGTGTCCAGCCATCCGGGAAGCCCTGCAGGCGCTCACATTCTTTAGGCGTCAGGCGCCGGACTTCGCAGCGGGTGACAACAGCGGGATAGCCCTGTCCGGGCTTTCCGCCGCCTGTGGACAGTGCGCCCGTTATCTGTCCGTCGCCGTTGAGCAGGCGGACTTCACCACGGGTGTTTTCAGCAAACGCTGCATGCTCCTCACAGCGGGCAACACATGGCGCTGCATCACCTTTGCCCGTTTCGCCGGATTCAGCGTTAAGCGTGTGGCACAGTTCGCCCATGTCACCGCGCCCGTTCCTGCCTATACGGGGCTGAAAAGCATAAGCTATAGCGTCAGCACAGGATCGACTGTCCAGGGTAAAGCCTACTCCTTCCTGCCAGCCTTTACCGCCTGGGCCGGCGTTGTCACTACGCCCTATTTGTGCGTGTTGCAGGCAGTAAGTAATTACTGGTGACTCGTCGGCGCCCGCCTGACTCTGGGTGCATCCGGCAGCATCTGACGCTGGGTATACATCCTTAATCGCACCCTGCCTGCGGTCTTTAGAAGAGAAGGCAACAACGGGAGTGCCGCGCCCGGTACCATCTTCTGAGGCATCATGCCCCTCAGCTGTCAGGGTGTGGCTCACTTCGCCCGTGGCGCTCTGTACTGCAAACGTCTCTACGTCAAAATCATTACGCTGCCCTTTAGCCGTCAGGCATGCTGCCACGTCCAGCGCACCTGAGCAGTTACCGCCGCCAAAGGCAACAGGATCAGCAACAAGCCCAGCGCCGCGCTGACTGAAAACTTCCTGATTGCTTGTGCCAATTCCGCCCGTATTAAATGACTGATTCAGGGTAGGGTGAGGGTTATCTGGATTGTCCCAGTGGCTACCGACTTTAATGCCTGATGCAAAAGTGGCGGAAGCTGCCTGCCCCGGTTTTCGGCTCGGCGGAGAATCCCGGCGCATGCCGTCGAACTCAAGAAGTATTTCTGCGGGATCAACATCGTTTCGAGCACTTGCGACAACGAAGATACGACGGCGGCGTTGGGCCACTCCGAAGAATTGGGCATCAAGGAGCCGCCAGGCAAGCTGCCGCTGCGGTCCGTAAATACAACCAGACTTCGGCCACTTCGCCACATGCTCACCGCCGCTGCTTCCTTTTTCGGGGTCTTTTTTCCATCGCCAGAACTCGTTACTTTTGCCGCGTTCAGGTCTTGGGCCTGGTTCAAATGCTTCATTTTCGCCAGCCATTCCGGCAAGGAAGAATCCAAAGGCGTTGTCAGGTGTGCTGAGACTTCCTGGCACGTTTTCCCACAAGTGGACGGCAGGCTGCTCGCCGTTTTCAATTCGTTTTTCATCAATGGCGTTCGCTAAATCTACATAAGAAAGGGTGAGCTGACCGCGCGGGTCGTCGAGGCTTTTACGGAGCCCGGCGATAGAAAACGCCTGGCAGGGGGTGCCGCCAACCATGACGGCCGGCGCCGGAATAGAACCGGCGCGCACGCCGGCCGCAATTTTTGTCATGTCGCCCAGGTTCGGCACGTCCGGGTAACGGTGAGCCAGCACGGCTGCAGGAAACTTTTCTATCTCCGCAAACCATGCGGCTGTCCATCCCAGCCCGTCCCATGCCACGCTGGCCGCTTCAATGCCCGAACAAACGGAGCCGTAATCAATCATGCAAATGCCTCGACGGTTGAGTAGTTAGAGTTGATCCACTCACTGACAGAAGGCGGAGTGACTTTTTCGATTGCTGCTTTGAGGATCGAACAGCGGCCTCTTAAAACGAGGCGCTTAATTTCCTGCTCAGAGAGTCCGCGGCAGTAGTCAGCCGACTCAATAGCTGCAGTGATATCAGGGTATTTTTCGCGGCTTTTAGGGATGTTGCAGGCAAGGTTGGTGCTGTCGGCTGTATCGAGGGGATAGTTACCCAGCACACGCCCGTCCAGCATACGCAGGCCGTGCACCTTCGTTGTAAACCGGCGCTTAACGTAGATAGCCTCAAATGCCTCTTTCATGCGGGCATGCCACAGCTTTGTACGGATAACAGCGTACTGGCCGGACGATCCGAAACAGACGCGTGGCCATTCGCTGCAGAGCTCTACCAGCCGCTCAATACTTTCGTGGAGGTGCCAGACCGGCGCCGCCTTATCACGCAGGTGTAATGGCATTTCAGCAATCAGCTGGTCGTTATCTGCTTCGCCACCTTCGATCACGTCAGGAATTACAAAAAACTTCAGTTTGGGATCGGCGTAAAAGGTTTCTACCCGGCGATAAAAATCACTCCAGTTAATCTGCAGGCCGCTTTTCCAGGCGGAGAACGCGCCATTATCGAAGCCGACAGAATCCGCGTGTTCAAAGCTGGCTTTTAGCTGGTCCATACGCGCGAATGAGACAAACGCGCCAGCGCCTGCAACAGCGAGCTGGTGGATCTCACCGGCACAACCCCAGACAGGCGTGCCGTGATAGTGAGCAACAGCCGTCATCGCTTCGCCTCACCGCCCAGCGCATCCACCAGCCCGGAGAAGAAAGCAGAAAACTCGGACGTGAACAGCATAAAATCAGCCAGCATGCGTGCGCGCTGATCCTCACGGTCAATGTCGTCGTTCTGCTCAGTGAGCATGTCGGCATACTTAATGCCCTTGATGCTCAAATCGTCCGCCACACGGCAGAAAATGCGCTCCTGCCAGTCAAGGCTCAGGTGCGTGACTACTTTCCCGGCCTCAATATGCGCGCGCACTTCATCGCTGATTAGATCCTGCTTTTTACAGCGGATTTTGCCGCCTTCTTCCAGAATCGCCGCAAGTCCGGCCTCGTCGCCCAGCATAAAGCCCGCCGGTAGGTCGCCGGAGCGCAGCCATTCAGTCAGCGTGAGCTCGACAGGCTCCTCAGCCATCAGCGGCACAACCGGCAGCGAGCCGATAGTTTTGCGCAGCATGGCGAGCATGTCCTCTGCCGCTTTGGCGCTGGCCGCGTCAACGTAGATGCGGCTGTTCACGCTGTCGATCCACAGATAAGCCTGCGTGCGGCGGGTGAAAGCGCGCGGCAGCAGCGTGTGAAGGGCTTCATCCTTCAGGGAAACACGTTCGCTGCGACGTACCTTGCGCGCCTCTTCCTGCTCAATTTTCGCCACGCGATCGGCCACAAACTCGTTAAGCGTGGCGGCGGGCATGATCTTGCTTTCGGTCTGACAGCACAGCAGGTACTGCCCGTTTTCAGCCAGCAGTAACTCTTCTGAGGTAACGTTGATCCAGCCTGATTTAGCCATGTCCTGCGCGGCACAGGGAGTAAACGCCATCGTCTGCAGCTGCTGCGCCAGTTCTTCCGCGTCTAACGGAATATCCCGGCTCAGGCTGTAGACCATGATGTTTTTGAAGAAGGGAGATTTCATGCGGCTATGTCTCTTAGATAACAATAACCGCCATTCTAAATTAATGTTTTAGAATTACACTTAAAATCACTGACTGAACTCAAACTGAGGCGCTTTAGCGCTGAAGGTATCGCCTGAATCAAACACGGTTTTCCCGCCTGCTTTGACCTTCACATTACCGCCCACGTCGATAACCAGATCACCCGGCCCCAGCATGTATATCTGCCCGCTTTCATTCATGCCTATGCGTGAACCACTGGCCGTGTTGGTGATTTCATACCCGCCACCAGCAGACCGGATCTCCAGCAGATTATTGCGGTGGGAGACAAAATCATCCGTTGCGCTCAGGGCAGGGCGCGCCGGTGCGCCTTCAACGGCTGGTGGCTCGTAGGCGCTGCCCTGTCCGGAGGCTTCAGGTGCCACACTCGGCACACCGCCTGGCGCTGATTGTGCCGCACCGGTGATAAGCGGCCGGCGCGTGTCCGGGCGCCCGCGCGCGTCGGTATACGGGAACTCTACCCACACTTCATCCCCCGTTTTGCAGGGAACGAACGCGTTGCCTATCGGCAGCTGGTATTCAGCCCAGGGCAGCGTCTCCGCTTCGACGTCCGCCCATTGCGGCGTCAGGCGGATCTGCGCGCGCATGTGTCCTGCCGGGTCTTTGGTGGCCGTGATTACGGCGCGTTGCTTACTCACTGGTTGGGTACTCCTAAAATCATGCGCGTGGTGTAGCCGATGCGATCCTCATGATGAATAGCCGCGGTAACGATAAAGTTTTTCGGCAGCGTCTCGTCAGTCTGGTTTTCCGGGTCATAGCGGTGGATCTGTACGCCTATCACCATGCCAGCGGTAATGTCCGCGTTGCCGCTGACCTCAATATCCAGCTTTGGAATAAGCACGCGCCCCATATTGGTGAGCGTGGCCACGTCGGCATCAGAGATATATTTAACCGGCTTGGATTTATCGCCCACGGCAATGTAGCCATCAGTCATGGAGTAACCCACAAACTGATAATCAGCGCTGCTGGTGGCGGCGGCGTCCTGGTTGATATGGCTCAGCTTGCTTATCGTGTATTCCGCTTTCGGGTTATTGGCCTCATAGACAACCGCCGGTTTCGTGCCAATGAGTTTGCCTATCTCCTTCATACAGAACATGCCGCGGGCGCACCACACCAGCGCGCCGTGATCTTCCGCCATCTGTCGCAGAACGCCGGACGGCTTCTCACTCATATTCAGGTGATAGGTCATCGCTTTTTTGAACGCGTCAGCCTCGATCGTCAGTGTGCCGGCGAACTCTTTCATGACGTCGCCAGGCTGACGATCGGCGTACAGGCGCACGCGGGCTGAGGGCGTTTTCAGACGCTTCAGGTCGGCTGATACGGCGATAATGCGCACCACGTCGCCGCTGGCCGGCGCGGACGTAACGAAAAACGTCTCACGGTACGCGCCGCGCTTCCCGGTCGGATCGCCCAGTTCCGCCACCAGCGTTGCGCCGTAGCGGGCGCCCATTTCGTCCATCAGCTTGCCTTCCGGATCGTGCGCCTCCAGCACCAGCAGCGGGGCAGTAAGGGCGGTTTTCTCAATGTAGAGCGCCGACGTTATCCAGCTGCGCGGCAGTTCTTTGTCATTGATGATCACCGACTGCAGGAAGTACTGCATGGGCTTGTTCTTCTGCTCTGCTGCCATCCGTTATGCCCCCGCCGGCGCAAGCTGCGTGTCGTGGCGCACGCTGCGCGCCGTGACTTCGTATGCCGTCAGCACGTCCACCATGACGATCATCGACGTCTGGCAGGCGTAGATGCGCTCCTGAGTGAACGGCGGCGACATATCGCTGTACATGATGGATTTTGCGTCCTGAATGCTGCAGTTGAGCTCAACAGGCCAGCCAGCCAGCTTGTCATGCGCCATAAAGCGGGTGGAAAGACGGGAGCGGAAGTTAGCTGCCAGCGTATTGCACATCAGCGACAGCGTATCTTTGTCGCCGGCAATCAGCGTGATGGTGTAGTTCAGCGAGGCCTGCGCGGCTTCGATCTCCGCCAGCGGCTTATCATCCTGCGCAGACGCGATCACATCTGCGTAGTTGCGGCGGTCAATCTCATGATCGTTGTTATCGTAGGTGATATCGAACCCGCGGGAGAGGTTGATAACCGGCAGCGCGTCGCGGTTGAGGTTCGGCATATCTTCCTGCTTTACGCTGTGGCGTCCGGCGCCTGCCTGGCGGACGGCGCGCAGAAACTCCAGCACGTCATCAAACTTGCCGACGAATATCCGATCCTCCGGTTTGCGCGCCAGGAAGGCGGCGTAGCGCGCTTCATGCGGGCGCGGTGCGACAATGACAGCACCGCGGAACACGTCATTCAGCGCCTTTGCAATGGCGGCATCAGCAGCGGTAAAGCCCGTACTCTGCATCTGGCCGGTGCGCGTGGTGTCCCATTCGCGGGTGCGGGCGAGTAATTGTTTCATTCGATACGTCCGTTGCTGGTGGTGTCAAAGTTGCGGGCGGGAATGCAGTAGTAGAGCGATCCGACGTTCTGCGTGCCGAAGCCGTAAATGCGGTGGACGTACCACCAGCGGCGCGCCAGGGTGCCGCTGGCCATCTCTTCGTTCCACTCAAGAATTGAGCCAACCGGCACGCCTTCTGCAGCAATGCGCAGGATCAGCACGTCGTCGGTTAAGCCGTCCTGCTCGTCGCCGGCATCGAGCACCTGGAAACTCTCGCGCTCGTCCGGGCAGTCCAGCACCGTGACAATGGCCGGATCGGCATCCTGATAGCTCAGCGTGCGCTGGTTATTGTTCAGTTCGGTAAACGCGGGTTGTTCAAAGCCGGTTTCGTCGTCCACCTCGCCCACGTCGCGCATATCTGGCAGGTACAGCAGCGCCTGAAACGCGCTGTAGTCGCTCTCTATTGCCTTAACCCAGTCGCGGCGGACCATGTTGTTGAAGGGGGCGTGACCTTTGAAGCGGGGCTTAATCGCCGTGCTCTGCTCGCGTGCCGCCAGGGCATCCGGCAGTGGGGCGCTTAGCGGGTCATAATCTTCACTGCTGCTGCTGTCAGGGTCATCAGCACCGCCAGTGGCAGCGCCATCGGGTGAGGCGGCGGCGGATTCACCAGACGCTTCCAGATCGGTTGCAGTGCTGCTGCTGTCCGGCACATCTTCTGCAGGCGCGGTCTGCTCTGTTTCACTGCGGGTTTCCTCGCTGGTGGAAGGGGGCGTGTCATTAAGAAATTCGTCGTAGCGTCCCATTACTGATTACCTGCTTTTGTCTGGTTCTTTGCGTAGTCGATAAACATTTTTTCCGCCTGCGCGCGCGGCGTGCCGCTCAGCACCAGGGCATCAATGAATGTCTGGCGCTGGATCTTCGCCTGGTCAGCCAGCTGCTGACGCAGCAGCGCATTTTTCGCCTTTTCGTCCGCCAGCTGCGCCTGCTTTTTCGCCGCGCGGGCGCGCTCCGTGGCGGTAACCTTTTTGGCGCGGGTCAGCTGGCCGCGCAGCTTGTCGATCCGGCCATCGTCGTTGCTCAGCCGCTTCGCCAGCGCGCCCATGCGCTTCTGGTATTTCTCATGCTCGCGCTTTACGGCGGCGGCGTTGGTCTGCGAGTTGCGGTTGCGGTTGAACTTGGCCTTGTCGGCGTCGGTGAAGTGCTCAGTGGTTTTGCGCGGATCGTCGCCGTAGGCGTTGTTGCCGGCGCTTTTGAGCATCGCCTGGCCGATCCGTACCTGCCATGAGGCGGACTGCAGGCGGGTGAAAGCGTGAATGACGTGCTTACAGGCCACGCCTTTCAGGTTCGGGTTTTTCTCTTTCGGGTAGGCGTACTCTTTTGGCGGGGCAAGGGCGAAGTTGCCCGCCGTGGCAATGTAGCGGTACCAGTACTGGTGACGGCCACAATCGCAATCAAAAGAGACGCGGCCAGCGCAGAGTCGCTTGGCAATTTTGGCGCTGTCTTTGCCATCCGTGACCTCCTCAATGAGCTGATCCCACTCCTCAAAGCGGAACTTCACGCGGTGATGTTTATCAACCGATACGGCGGACGCCTCCACACTTACCGTGAGCACGTTGTGTTTGAGCGTGGTGGGCGTGGCGCGCTTAATACCGGAACCGTCATCCACGCGGTTATTGGCGCGCTTAATGTCGATCTGCTGACTGCCCGCCACCAGCTGCGCATACGTGATCCCCGCAACAGCCGCGTTGAACTGCTGGCGTGCGCCGGCGCGGTTTTTCTCAAACCATTTAAGATCCTCTCTGGTGTAGAAGGTGCCGGACTTCTTTTTGCCCAGGGCAATAATGTCGTCGAGCGCCTTGTTCTTCAGGGTGAGAGGGTTAAGCGTGCGGTGCGCAATGCGGCGCGAACGCCGGCGGTCTTTGTCTATCTGGTCGAAAACGCGTGAGAACTCTTTCGAGGAGAGCCCGGCGGTGTCGTAGCGCCCGGATTCGGTGCGGGCAAACGGAGTATCAGCCACTGATTAACTCCGGCTTGCCGCCCGCGTATTCGCGCATGCGGTTACGCAGCCATGCCATATCCGGCAGGGAAAGCGTCTGGCCGGCGGGCAGCGGTTCCATCTCTGACTCAATCCCGCACAGCAGCCGGAAAATCCAGCGCAAATCCGCGTTGCCCTCATAGGCGCGGTATGCCGCCAGGTCAGCGCGGAATATCTCGTCGAGACGGATGGTGTAGTCCTGATTCTCTTCGTGAAAAGAGGCGGAACGCTTTATAACTTCCTGGTGAAAGAGGCTGCGCAGCACCACATCCTCAATGGAGCGATCGTCGAGGCGGTTATAACTCACAGAATCCGCTCCTCGTCGCTGATGCGCATCCCGGCCAGCGTCTCCGGCACGGCCTCAGCGGCTTTGATTTTCTCGTAGCCGACAAGGCGCTTAAACGCATCCATGACGGACGGCTTTTCCTCTGCTGCAGCGGCGCTCATGGCGTTAACGTAGTCCGCTGACGCCACGTTGTTATAGCCCACGGCAAAGCAGCACAGGATGGTGAGCACATGCTCCGGGCGTATATCGCGCCAGTTGATGCGGTACACCTCCTCGCCGCTGGCGTTGTACTCCACCTCCACGATGGAATCGGGGATCTCAAAAGCGCCTTTGTTCTCTTTAGGCAGCGCGAGATTTTCCTGCAGCATGAGCTCGTTGTAACGCTCAATACCGATCAGCACCGCCGCGCGGCCATCGCTGCCTTTTGCTTTGAGAGAAACGTGATTGCCGCCCACGACGCCGGACACCTTGCCCGTGGCTTCATCCACCAGCACCTTAAAGCCCTGCGCGCGCAGCGTTTCAATGTAGGGCGTGAGTTTGGCTACCTGCGCCCGCATGCCCTTTGGCAGCGGCTGCGGCTTTGACATAACCAGCGTGTGATCTTCGTAAATGGCGGTGATAGCCATTGGCTGACTGGTTGAGAGACTGATTACTGCGATTTTCTGTTTCACGTCTGTACCCCTGAAAAGGCGAAAGGCCGCATATAGCGGCCTCTCTGGCTTTTAACGTTCCCAACCGCGCGTTGCAGATTAGGTAAGTTGTCAAAAATTCCATCAGGGAACCGCTAACAGCTTGGGGCGACTTTAAGCGGTTTGTAATTTGCGGTGTTACAGGTCAAGCAGTTTTTTTAGAAAATAAAAAAGGCCGCTGATTAGCGACCTTTTGATATTGGAGTGCGTTATCGAACAGATAAGGCTTTAATCACGTTAACCGGATCGTGTTCTATCGCTCGAAGCAGCGCCTGAGCAGGGCCGGTTGGTTTACGGCGTCCTTGTTCCCAGTTTTTTAACGTGTCCACGCTTACAGATATAAGTGTTGCAAAGCCGGACTGCGAAAGCCCGGTTTTGTCGCGTAGTTGTTTGATGCTTGACTGATTGACCTCAGTCACGCGGGAAGGCTCCGCAGAGCCTTCGATAATTTCGTTCATTTGCCCCATGCTGGCAGTAAGGCGACTAAACAGTTTCTGATCCATTACCAACTCTCATTCATTTTGCGGAGAATTTTCTTCTCGTCTGGCGTCAGGTCGTCTTTAATGCCTTTGGCATACATCAGAATCAGTCTGATCTGATCGGCAGCGGAGACGTGATAGTAAATCACTCTGACACCCCCTCGTTTACCTTTGCCTTTTGACGGAACAGCCCATCTTATTTTTCTTAACCCGCCTGATTGCTGAATCACATCACCTGACGTTGGATTATCAGCAAGGTGTTGCTGAAAGTCTTTGTATTCATCGTCAGTCAGTAACTCCTTAACATCTTCCGTAAAAATCGGAGTCTCAATAAATATCATAGCTGTACGCCACTGGCTTATCAATGAGGGTAGTTTACAAGATTGCAGCTATACGTCAATGGCGTATAGCTGTATATGATTGATTGTCGTCTAAGCCCCGATAGCATTAGGGTTTAGGAGATGCCCGATGCCTGCCAGACTGTAAGCCTTTGCCATTAACTGCATTTCCAATCCGTTATGCCTGGCGAACTCTGCCTTGCCTCCTGTTATGCCGTCCGCGTGTACCGGCACCAGCCAGGGAAACTCTGCGCGGACGTGTGCTGGCGCGGCGTGCTGGTGATGATGATCGCAAAGGGGGATCTGCAACAGGTGTGCGCCGGGTTTAGTGCGACCGTCAATGTGATGCAGGCTGATTAGCGGTGATTCCTTCCCGTGCTGCAGGCAGGCAATGCAGGGTAGCTTGCCTAACGCATCCATAACCACGCGCTCTGCTGTCGTGGGCGCTCGCCCTTTAAGCCCTTTTCCTGACGCGCTGGCGCGCGTTTGCGGCTTCGCTGTTATCCGTGCAGGCTTTTTCTCTTTCAGGCGCTCAGAAGCGCTTACAGCGCGTTTTTCTGCTTTGGCTTTTTGCTCTGCTTTCCACTCCGGGGAGCTGCGACGTTCAATCTGCCTGGCAAGCATTCTGCTGGCGCTGGCCTGCTGCTTATCGTACTGCTGCTGGCGGTACTCCGGATCGGCCTGCTTTGCCGCCTGCCTTTCACGCTGTCGCTGCTGCATTCTGGCCTGCTTTGCCGCCTGCCTTTCACGCTGTCGCTGCTGCATTCTGGCCTGCTTTTCCCGTGCTGCCTGATACTGTGACGCTTCCATAGCACACCCAATTCTAAATATATTATTTAGAATTGTTGATCGTCTGCAAGGCGCTGTAAAGCAATATGAAATTGTCCAGTGGGAGATTTAAGATTTCTGCGGGCAGGCAACCAGCGTGCTTGTACGTCGCTTACAGCTGCGATCTACAGTTCATGTGTGCCACGGGGGATATGGTAAGAAAAGCGCAGCAGAACGTCGCTGAGGCGGTGATACAGGCGATTGGCAATGAGATGTGAGAGCGGCATAGGGTGCTGAAGTGTGGATAACTGCTTAGCCTTATGAGTTATCCACTTATCAACTGGATAGATCCAAATAAATATCCAAATAGAACCTAATAGATCCTAAAAGATCCAGGTGCTCGAAAACCCAGTGCTGGCAAGGCCTGCAGAGGAGTTACGATGTTTGTAAACATGATAAAAGTGTTTATAAACATGATAAAAGTGTTTGCTTGCATGATAAAAGTGTTTATAAACATGCTAGACGATGTTTGTAAACATGATGGCTTGGCCATGAGCTGTGATTAACCTTTTTGGGTGTGGATAGGTGAAAAATGGAAAGCGAAAACAGTGAGTTATTGTTAGTGGATGTACTGGCTGAAAGTAAAAGTGGTGACAAACTTATCCCCACCCATAGCAGCACAATCCAGCCTGTAGCTTTAATGCGATTAGGGCTATTTGTTCCAACGTTAAAGCGTAAAGGTGCAGATGTAGACGGTATCGTAATTGACGTGTCAAACGAACTTTCTCAGCTGGAGATCGCTAAAGCGGAAGGTTATCAGACCATTAAGATTACTGGACCACGCCTGTCTATGGAGACCGATTTTAAAGTATGGGTCGCTGTGATCCTGTCGTTTTCCAAGTATGGCTTGTCCAGTAACACTATAGAGCTGCCATTCTCGGAATTTGCCAGTATGGCCGGATATCCTGACAACCTAAAAAATCATGTGTTGCGGGAAAAGATTTCTGAATCATTGGTGCGGTTGAGGCGTACTGCCATCGACCTTTCGACCAAAGATCGGAAGAAATTCAATGTTACTGGCTTACTCCAGATGGGTAAGTGGGACGTTGAAAAAGATGTGATTCGCCTACAGGCCGATGAATCCCTATGGGAACTGTACCGTTATGACAATCAAGTGCTTTTGCAGATGCTACTGCTCCGTAAATTGTCCGGCAAAGGCACTGCACAAGCACTGTACACGTTTATTCATAGCCTGCCTGAAAAGCCATTGCCGCTCTCATTTGAGCGTATCAAGCGGCGTTTAATGCTTACGTCATCTGATGGGCAGCAGAACAGAACCATTAAGAAGGCAATCGACGATTTGATCGAAGCAGGTTACCTGGATGCGTCGGTCATCAAAAAGAACAAAGAATGGCATGTTTGCATTCATGCTCGGAAGAAGATTGGAACTGACCCTTCGATGCTGACGGAAGAATAAAACGATGTTTGCAAACATGATGCAGCGAAGCAAAAGTGTTTGTAAACATGCCGGGAATGTTTGCAAACATGATAGCCACCAGCATTCCGCCGGAAAGTGTTTGTAAACATGGCAGGCAGTGACTGACGCGATGAAAATAACAGCAAATCTGGCATTTTCTAACGTGCCATCATGATTGCAAACATCTTCACCGGATAACTCCAGCCCGGCTGGCATGTTTGCAAACATTTTTACCGCTGTTCGGGATCTCCATCATGTTTATAAACATTGTGACCTAATTGTAGTAATCGTGCTGGTGGCGCAGAACGTTGGCCACGATGTTTGCAAACATGACAACCACCAGTATTCCGCCAGAAAGTGTTTATAAACATGATGGACGCTGCTCACGCTCAATACATTGCCCTGGCGCAATTGGACTGGCACGTTTGTTAGCATGTTTATAAACACTTTTCAGCCTGACACCCGATCCCATCATGTTTGTAAACACTGTTAGTCTATTCATGGCAGCGGCTGATGCCTGCCATGAAACCAGCAACACAGCTGCGATTGGCCGTTTAGACATGAGGGCAATTACTACATAGTGCCCTTGGGCTAATACTGGCGCGGCTGGTGGTGCAGAACGCTGGCAACGATGTTTGCAAACATGACAGCCACCAGCATTTCGCCAGAAAGTGTTTATAAACATGCTGAGCATGTTTGCAAACATGATGGAGCCTGCTTACGCACGATACATCGCCCTGGCACAACTGACCCGGCACGCTCTCCAGCATGTTTATAAACATTTTTCAGCCTGGTACCCGATCCCATCATGTTTATAAACACTATTAGTCTATTCATGGCAACGGCTGACGCCTGCCATGAAACCAGCAACATTAGGTGTTGTAGCCAGATAAATGCACGGCACTTCGACCATAACGCCAAAACCTATCTTAGCGGCATGCCATTACCAGAAGAGGTTACATGAAAACCATTGATAGCAGCACTGCACACGCAGCATGGGACGCTACGATCGATACTGCGCTGAATGAGCCAGTAAAGATAACCCGGCAGGGGGAAAGCGTTGTAATGGTGTCCGGGAGCCTCTATGAGACGCTGCAGCAGCTGCTACTGGAAAAAGATATGGAGTATCTGCTGGAACGTCACGCAGGCACCTTTAAAGCGCTGGCTGACAGATAGAGCCTGCGCTGGCCACCAGCTTAAAAAAGCCGCATTTAGCGGCTTTTTTGTTGGGCTCAGGATATGGTTTTAAACAGTGGATAGAGCATGACATTAGAATTAACTGCTTTTCCTCTGTCGTCATATGACACCCACTGCTTTTTCTCAAATACAATGTGATAGTCACCGCGATCAATGCGTAATGGCTGCTCTTTCATGCGTGAATCCCGGAATCCTTTTGCTCTCCAGTACCCGCGCCACTTATCCAATTCAATCTTCTTTAAGCCCAAACAAATCATCAGAAAAATCTTATTAATTTAGAATGGCGCGCATTCTCGCCTGAAATCATCCACTGGTCAATTCCCGGCGCTTAATCTTATACTGTATTTTTATACAGGCAAAGGAGGTGGATATGATGCGATTAGAACTAATAGCCAAACCGGCACACACCGCGCCACGACAGGCGTATTTACAGTTTCTGGAGAAGGTGGCAGCAGGTTTTCCGTCGCCGGCAATAGGCTACGAAGATACGCCGCTGGATCTGAATGAGTACTGCGTCCGGGCTAAAACGGCGACTTATTTTGTCCGCTGCCAGGGCGAGTCGATGATTGATGCCGGTATTTTTGATGGCGATTTGCTGGTGGTGGACAAGTCGCGCACGGCAGCAGACGGACAGATCGTGATTGCCTCAGTGGACGGGGAATTTACGGTAAAAAAGCTGCAGCTGAAGCCGGAGCCGATGCTGCTGGCGATGAACCCGCGCTATAAGCCGATCCCGATTGAGCCGGAGTCACTGGAAATATGGGGCGTGGTCACTTACGTGATCCACAGTACTGACAATGTTTCTTCACAGTGACGTTAACGCGTTCTACGTGTCCGCCGAGCTGGCATTCAGACCGGACCTGTACGGGCGCCCGGTGGTGGTGGCGACGAACAATGACGGGTGCATAGCCGCGCTGAACAAAGAGGCGAAAAACGCCGGACTGAAGCGGGGCGATCCGCTGTTTAAAATCCGCGACACAATCCGGCGCTATGGCGTGGTGGTATTCAGCAGCAACTACACGCTGTACGACGCATTCAGTAAGCGCTTTCATTCCATTGTGGGTGAGCATGTTCCTAACCTGGAAGCATACTCAATCGACGAGGTATTTGGCTCTCTGGATGGCATGTCGAAGCTGGTGGACTATCAGGCGTTTGGAGAGGAGATCCGCCGGACCGTCATCCAGCACACCACGATGAAGTGTGGCGTGGGGATAGCGGAAACCAAGACGCTCTGTAAGGTTGCCACGCACGCAGCAAAGACCTGGCCGAAAACAGGCGGCGTGGTGGTGCTGACCGACCCGGCACGGCGTGACAAGCTGCTGTCGCTGCTGGACGTTTCCGAAACGTGGGGAGTAGGGAGCCGGATAGCCGCCAGGCTGCGCATGATGAACATCAGGACGATGCTCGACCTTGCCCGCGCTGACACAACCACGATCCGCAAAACGTTTAATGTGATGCTGGAGCGCACGGTAAGAGAGCTGCGCGGCGAACGCTGCTTTGAGCTCGAAGAGAACCCGCCCACGAAGCAGCAGATTGTGGTGAGCCGGTCCTTTGGCAAACGCCTCACCAGCCTGGACGAAGTGAGCAACGCAGTTTGCTTCTTTGCCACCAGCGCCGGCGAAAAGCTGCGCCGTGAAAAGCAGTATTGCCGGAATATCACGGTATTCATCCAGACCAGCAAACACGATCCGAACTACCCGTATTACTCGCGCGGCGCCAGCCATTCGTTTACCACGGCCACACAGGACACGCGCGATCTGATTGATGCCGCCGTTCGCGGCCTGCGGGCTATCTGGCGCGATGGCTACCAGTATGCAAAGGCAGGCGTGATGCTGGGGGAGTTTTGCGGCTCAGAGCAGCAGTTAAACCTGTTTGATGACGCGCCGCCGCGACCCGGCAGCGATAAGCTGATGGCTGTCATGGACAAACTGAACAGCTATCAGCGCGGCACGCTGTTTCTGGCAGGGCAGGGCGTGAATCCGGCTTACCAGATGAAACGCGAAATGCTCTCACCGCGCTACCTCACGCGATGGGAAGAACTGCCAGTCGTGAAACTAAAATAGCCGGGATTAATCCCTGGAATTACAGTAATTTAGGTTAAGTGTATTCAGCCATTATGTTATTCCGATTTATTTGCTGAAAGAGCCGATCAAATGTTGATCACCTTTTAGAATGTGCATACAATCAGAAAAAACTGAAAACGTACATTTTGAGTGCGTTAATTTTCCGGACAGGGAGTTTTACGGATATGGCTGATATTTTATACACTGCGATGATGGGCTTTTATGCGCTGCTGGCGCTGACTTCTTCTGTAGTTATGTGCCGATTACCCGGCATGATCAAAGCATTTGATGCCGAAGTAGCAAAAAATAACCTGTCTGCCTGATCACCGCTTTACACATCGCGTAACCCCTCATTTTTCTCATTCCCGGCTGGCTACACGTTGCGCCAGCCGGAAATGACGCCTCATTTCGTCAAAAAACAACACTAATAAACAAAATTAATTTAGAATCCACATTACTAATTATGAAATTGACCAGTGGATTGCAGAACTTGACCAGTAAAAGTACCTCTCCTGCTTTAAACCAGCCGGCGCTTATCGGGGCCATCATGTCAGAAATTGGCAATCAGCAACCGGGTGCCACCATCAGCGCCGCACAGTTCAAAGCGATCGCTAAAGCCGCTAACAAAGTTATTGACGCTTTCAAACCTCAAGTGAATGAACAGGCTGATGAATAATGATCATAGCGCTGGTGTCCGATTTAAGCGCATGGAGGGTATGTAGATGCCGGTAAGCAGAGCACAGCTATTTACTCTGCGCAGAATGCGCAACGGAACCCGCTACATGATGCGGGGCGACAAGGGCTATGGCATTGAAGTTCGCTATGACGTTGCGACCGGGAACCGTGATGATGTTAGTTGCCGCAGTCTCGCACCGCTGATGCGCAGCGGGCTTATCCGCTTCAAGACCAAACCCACAGACATGACACGCTACTACGAAGTGGAGCTAACTCCGCAAGGTGTTACAGCAGCAAAAGGAAATATACAGTGAGCCTGCCTAATTTAAACCCATCAGCGCGGGAGCCGCTCGTGGTGAGCTTTTCAGGTGGCCAGTCGTCGGCGTTTATGTGTGACTTTCTGATACAGAACTATGCGGACGTGTTCGACTTTCACTTTGTCTTTGCTAATACAGGCCGGGAGCATCCTGAGACGCTCATATTTGCCGACAAGGTGGATAAGCTGTTTGGCCTTAACCTGATATGGCTGGAGGGAGTTACCAGCCCCGTACACGGCACTGGCATGACTTACAGGGTTGTAACGTTTGAGACAGCAGCACGCAATGGCGAACCGTTTGAGCAGTTCATCAGCGTGGAGGGTATTCCTAACGTTTCCCGCCAGAAGTGTAGCGACTACCTGAAAACGCAAACTATCCGCTCATGGATGCGTGCTAACGGGCTTGCCCGCCGTGGCTGGTCTGCTAAAACGGCTATCGGTATGCGTGCTGACGAGCCGCAGCGGGCGGACATGGATAAAGCCTCAACCAAACGTTACAACCTGGTTTATCCGCTTTGCCACTGGGGCGGATTCACCAAGCGCGACGTTAACGACTTCTGGGATGACATGCCATTTAAGCTGAACATTCCGCCGCACTATGGCAACTGCCTTACCTGCTTTAAAAAGAGCGACGCCAAGCTGTTTCTTATCGCCCACGAACACCCTGAATGGTTCTCATGGAACAACGATATGGAGAAGCGCTTTGGCAGGGTTAAAGCGGCTGAGGGGCATAGCTGGTGGCGCAGGAAGCGAGGCACCGATCAGCTGATGGAAGAGGCCGGACTGCATGACCACCAGCGCCTTATCTATCTGACTAAAACCGACCCTGACGACGGCGACGGTTGCACCTCTTCGTGCGATGCCTTCCAGAACGTCGTAGAAGATGAATTTGAAGAGGAGGGCGCAGTATGAGCCAGGCAGTAAAACATTACCCGATGCCGGTTGTGCCGGCGGAGCTGGTGGAGCCTTTAATCCGCTTTCTGTCCGACCGTGAGGAGCGTATCGAGTTTCCACCTCATATGTTTTCAATACTAAACGCTTTGGGGGAGGAGATCGCGCTGGCCGCACTGACTGCAAAGCCTGCCGGGTACACGATTGTTACCGGAGCAGGTAACACATTATTCAGGAAGCACAGGCCAAGACTTCGTGTAACCAACGAAGCCCCCGTGCCGGTTTATACCGCTCCACCAGCGTCAGTGAGTAACGGGCAATGAACCTGCGTAAATTCTTTCGCCTGAAAGCGCCCTGCGCAAATTGCCCGTTTTTAAAAGTGGGTGGCATAGAGCTGAACACCGGACGGCTGGAGGGGATCAAAGCTAACCTTCTGCGCGATGATTTCAGTTCGTTCTACTGCCACAAAACCACGCATCTGACAGGCGAGGAAGATGACCAGGACGGCGAACAGGGTTACACCGCGTCCGGCAGAGAGGCACACTGCGCCGGTGCAGCCGCCTTTCTGCTTTCCCGCGGCCGTCAGAACATCGCCATGCGCCTGGCGTTTGCTGAAGAAGTAATGAAGCCCGCTGATTTTGAACCGGCAATCGCCATAATCGACACGCACGACTGAGGACACCACCATGATTACCGATCGTATCACCGACGATGAACTTAAATTGTTCGCGGCAGAGCCTAAAAACAACCTGGCGCTGATGCCTAATCACGCCATGACGCAGAAGATGGCCGCAGAGCTGCTGGCGCTGCGACACGCTGCCGCTGAGCTGGTGGAGATAACACGGGCAGGGCTGGAATATATCGACGCGATCCCGGCGGACATAGCCAGTAAGTTTGAGGCAATGCCGGGGTTTAGCCGTGACTGGGCGGAGGACACTATCAGTGAGGCCAGACAGCTACTGCTTACCGGACAGCCACGCGATTAAATGGCCTGCTGCCATGCTCAAAAAAGCCTAATATGCTTTACCAGAGCCACAGCAAGCGAATCATTAAGGGCGATTTTATGAAAGTGACTGTCAATATTGATGATGAACTGTATGCGCAGGCGCTGGAGCTGGGTAAACCGGGCATGGGCGAAGCAGATATTCTGAATGAGGCATTAAAGACGTTTATCCGGGTGCAGGCGGCTAAAAAGCTGTCGGAGCTTGGCGGTGCCGCGCCGGATATGGCGAGCATTCAGCGCCATCAGCACCGCGATTAGTCAGCCTTTAGTTATATCTTTTTGCGCTTCCCGGCGCGTGCTGGCTTCGATTTCTTTGCGGAGTTCAGCTGCGCGGGCTTTAACGCGAGCGCGACGTTCCGGGGTGAGCCTGTCCATTAATTCTTTCAGCGTTGCCATGTTAAACCACCATCAAAATTGTGCTTTCAGTGATCAGCGAGCGGAGCGTCTAAATCTACTTCCACACCAGCAGCTAACGCCTTAACTCTTTCCCAGTAAAGTACAGATACCGGGATAATGTTCTCTGGATATGTACTGATATCATGTCCAAGATAAGCCAGAAACTGTGCTTCGTATTCAGGAGGCAGGGTGTTTTTCAGTATGGTCATGATTTCTCCATATCATTCATGAGTGCGTCAGGTGACGACGCTCAATCAATCTGGTGGCAATAGATTCCACTTCTGCAAAGTCCTTTGAGATACTGGCTCTTAGCGCCAGATTCCACTTACTGAGTATGCGGGCATTAACAGCCAACTCACTTCCCGCCTTAATCCGTCCGTTATCCGCCAGCCATTCAGCCACATCAGCCCAGTCCCACAGCGGCAACTGATTTTTGATGCGCTGTACCGGAGAAGGGAAGCCGCCTTTACCACGCGCGCCGTCTTTGAGCAGGCTGATTGCCTGGCGGGACATTTCAGTACTGGCAGCTATGTCACTGAGTCCGACAAGAGCGGAATCAACAGAACTGACTATAGCGCCGATCCGGGCTGATTCAATGTGATCTACGGCAGACGCGATGGCAATATCCAGCGATTCAGCCTCGCGGTCAAACTCCAGGTAAACCGATTTGCCATAGGCACAGATAATCGCATCGCTGCAGCCGTTCGTAAAAAGCGCATCCTCAAGACCTGGAGTGTCATATGACACGCCTGAAAGCGTCAAAGCAAAGTTATAGAGCGGCATATTCACCCATTGTTGTACGACCGGAGGTACGGTAATCCGGTATCTTTCGGTCTACCTTATTAACTATGTTGTCAGCCGTCAACGGTGATTGTGACTGAAACCGTTATGCAGATATAACTAAATACAAAATATTATCACTAAAGCGTTGTATGTATAACTAAATATGGTTATATTGGTTTTGCAGTTGGTTGTACTTGTTCTTTAACAGCATGGAGAGGGAAGATGCCAGAAGTAAATTGGTCCAAAAAGGCATCCAAACAGCTCGACAGGCTACCTCAGAGAGACGCTGATAACGTTGAAGATGTAGTGGAGGAGCTTGCAAAGTGGCCTGACATTCCTCACCTGACAGTTGAAAAGCTGACAGATGACAAAGAGAAGCGTATGAAGCTGGTTGTCGGCAACTATCGTGTTTTCTGGAAAGTTGTAAAGGGTCAGCCAATAGTGATAGATATTCTGGAAGTGATACGCAGAACATCGACCACTTATAAAAAGCGCTAACAGGACGGCGGGGAAACCCGCCTTACTGACCTCTCCGCATGTTCCGGAACAGGGGTGATTATTCGCTGTGAGACATAAAAAAATAGGCAATGCGGCTTTCCCGCTCGCAGATTGATGCTGGCGGGATAAGCCCACCTAAAGGAGTATTTGATCATGAGCACAATACAATATCTGACTGACGCAACCGGCAAACGCACCAGTGCAGTTATCCCTATTGAACTGTTTGAACGACTGATGGCCGAAAGCAATCTTGATGAAGCCTTTGAATCCGTGCCTTACACGCCAGGCCCTGATGATGATGAAACCATTCCTCATGATGTGCTTAAAATCAGACGCAGACAGTCGGTGCCGTTGCACGTTGCCTGGCGCCTGTATCGCGGTTTATCACAGGAAGAAGTGGCGCGTGAGCTGGGTATTACTCAGGCTGGCGTATCAAACATGGAGTCGCGCAAAAAGCCTCAAAAGCAGACTCTGGAAAAACTGGCCGCGCTGTATGAGTGCAGGCCTACACAGCTTTATATTGACTGACCACCAGCTTAGCGGCTGGTGGCCGGTATTGTTATTTCAGCAATACAGAACGGTAGAGAATGGAAATCAGGATTAAATGCCCGCACTGCGGATCAGGGAGCGTCAAAAAGAGCAGGGCGGTCTATGAGCAGGGAACCTCAAAGACGCGCAGCGTGAGTCATACGGGCTGGATCTCAAATCGGGGATCGGGCGGCAGCAGGCGGCAGGGCAAATCAACGCGCCAGTCAGTAGCCGCATCGCGTAACGCGCCTGCTGGCCGTAAACTGGAAGGCATCGTATTTACCGGCGCATTCTTCCTGTTTACCTGGCTGGCTCTCTGCGTGCAGGGAACAACGCTGCAGTCATCGCTGGCGGCGGGCGCTGCGCTCTCCATAGTGGTTACAGTGCTGGTGGCATACCTGAACCGGCATAACCGGCGCAGAGCGCTTGAGGACTACGAAAGGCAGTGGTATTGCAGCAAATGCGGCGACACTTTTTTACGTGATCACGGCGCTGGCGCATAACATCCGCTAAGGTAACAAGCCAATAGCCCGCAACCCTTCTGCCGCATGGCTTCAGGCCTGTCAGCTATACTTAATGGACAGGCTCAACAAAGGAGTAAGCGATGAAATGTCCGACATGCGGTGCAGAGGCTTTTGTTTATGACACACGCGACGTCCAGCTGAATACGGGCAACCCGGATGACATTGTAGAGGATGTGAAAGGGAGTCATTGCCTGGCCTGCGGAGAGGTGATCGTGGATATGTCAGAGGCCGATTCATTCATGAGGAAGGTCAGCGCGCTGGAAGCTGCAGCGGCACACAATCATTGACCCAACAGCCCGCATCGAGCGGGCTTTTTTCTGCACACTTCCGGAAGGGCTATCCGATTACAGCCCCACCAGCGTGATATGTTTCTTTACCGCCAGCGCGTCATAGAGCGCCTTAGCCAGGCTTGCAGGCTCCACGTAGCCCGCTCCTGACTGCACCCCATCCGGATCGGCCCAGAACGACTTTATGCGCAGCATGGTATGTATGCCGCTCACGCGCTCCAGTTCCAGTACCGCCAGCGTCCGGTGACCCGTCCTGCCGTCCGTCTGCGTGGCGTCCATCTCGATGACGGCAGCGCCGGGTGCCGTGCTGTTATAAATAACGTGACAGCGCGCGCCGTTGGATAATTTCATGTAACTGCTGTACTGATTCTGCACTGTAGGATGCGGGTATAATAAACATCTCAATTCCC